GCCCAGCCAAAAATACTTGTCAGTAACAATTGTTTTAATGGTTTGCATGATTTTCACCTCCAAACTTTCAAAAAAACCGGTAAAAATTATAAGTATACTTTGCAAAATTACCGGTTTTTGCCAATTACATAAATGCAGTTTGCAAAATTCGCTGTTTTTGCAATTTAACTTGCTGTTACCATAGCTCTCACCTCGTTTTCAACCACTCGAATTTTTCGATTAGTTAAACTGGTCGAATTCGACGGGGTTAAACTCCGTTTTGCTGCCACCAGATTGCTTTGCCGCGAATAACACCGCCGCCGGGTTTCAACTCTCCGTCGCCTGGAACATCAGGCAAGAACCATAAATCCCAGCGCTCGCAGGTTGTACTCGGTCCATAATCGTCAATTTCCGCAGCCTCGCAGTGTGTCATTACGATATTTGGGTTAATATCAAGTCCAAGTTCCTCGCAAAGAATTGCCACAACCCTTGCCATATTATCAATTTGCTCTGCGGTCGGCGGATAATCGCCAAAGTCAATCACACCACCTTGGTAAGCCGATGCTCCTGCGCAGCAACAAAGTGCAATGCCGATAGCGTCACTGTTCCGTCGCCAAGTATGACTTTTTAATTCTGTAAAATCATCGCAGGTACAAATAATAGCACCATCATTGTCGATGTTTAAGTGATAATCATCATAAAATTGATGATAGCCTCCGGCAGTCCAGTGTAAATAAATATGGTCGATTTTGTTTTTTGCAGCACGAGCCATGGCTCGCAGTTCTTCAAAAGTTATTCTTTTTTGCATTTTCAGTCCACCTTCCTAAACGGGTTAAAAAACAGCGCCAACATATGGCGCTGTTTACCCGCATATACGCTTTTTAATTTCCAGCCAAGATATACCCTTAATTTAAACCATTTGCAGTACGGCTTTTCGTAGTAGTAGCACCATGTTGCACTCCACCAGCTACCGCCTTTTACAATGCTTTTAAAGATACGAGTATTTTCAGTGTTCACGTCTTCTTTAATAATTTGTTTTTCAGCGTCAACAATTCTTCCATTAACATAATAACTGAAGCCATAATTACTATTCCTGTAAATCCAATAAAGTCTACACACATATCTTTGAAATCGCTCCCAAAGCGTAAAGTTTGGGTCTAAAAGTTTAACATACCCCGGCTTCATATGATTGTTACCCTTGTCCTCATAGTGGTATTCATAATGACGCTTAAAGTCATACCGCGCAAACTTCGGCACAACGCCTTCTGTTATCATCCATTCCACATCCAGCGGGTTATCGTAAGTCTGCCACCACTTTAAGCACTTCGGCAACTGGCCGCACTCGTCAGCAAAGAACACAACAAACCAGTTTGTAAGGTAAGCAATAATGGTCGCAAGCACTTCCAACACCGCTTGTAAAAACCATTTCATCTGCGCCCGCCTCCCAGTTTATCGTTTTCTTCTAATCTGTCCGGCACGCCGTTGTTGTTCAAATCAACAAAGCAGCCGCCGATAAAGGTAACAAAGCCTATCATCGCCGGGCCAATCATTTCTTTTATAATTGCTAAAAGGTCAGGCAGGGCAGCTTTATCGCCCTGCCATAAATAAAGCCACGCTGCATAATAGGTAATCACCAAAACAAGCACAATTAAAAAATAGCCGATAACAATCCACTGTATCGGCTTTTGCATATTATTCAGTTTTGCTTTAGCGTCGGCAGCGAATGTGCTGATATAATCTTTTATTTTGTCGAGCATTGTTTGTCACCCCGGCGGCACTCCATCATGTTACGTTGCAAGTCGTCCACATCATCTTTAATTTCTTTAACAGAATTAAAAAGCGTTTTAATCTCAGCATTAATTTTTGCTCGGTCCTCGCGTGATTCTTGCAACTCCTGTGTCAGATTTTCGATTGCCTCGCTGTTCCTGTTTAAAGTAATGTGCGATGCTTCGCTGTCTGCTTCCATTTTTTCTCTTATAGCTTTCATTTCAACCTGCTGCGGCTTGTTAAAAAGCCAAACACAGCAAAAAGTAGCTGCGCTAAACAAAGCCGTCATCAATTCATATTCCATTTAAGCACCGCCTTTAAAATCAATCAGCCTGCTGCCGCAGGAGTAATAGTGCCGGTAATAGTTGCCGTAGATTGGTCGCTCAAAGTAGCTGTACCACTTACGGTATTTGCACTATTATCAAGATTGATAACAAGCGAAGTAATTTTTGCACCGGCAGGGCCCGTCGCACCATCTTCACCGTCAGCACCATCTGCGCCATTAGCACCCGGAGCGCCATCAGCACCTTTATCGCCGGTATTACCTTTGTCGCCTTTCGGAATAGTAAGGTTCAAGGTGTAGTTGCCATCACTTCCTGTAATTTCTGCCGCTGCCTGGCTTCCTGCTTCTCCTGTTGTAACAGTACCAATTTTGATAGTAGGAGCAATGACTTCACCGCTGCTGGCAGACATTCCGTATTTTGCAATAAAGTCTAAATACTTCTGCATACGGTTCCATTGCTGGCGCGGCATTTGGTCAGGAATCTTGCCTGTTGCCATATAGTAAAAGTAACATTCCCATACACTATACGGTTTCGGCAGCATGTCCATTTCATCTTGTTTGCTCATAAAGGTATCAACTCCCTTATTTTATTTCAACCGCAAAGCGGCTGTTGCATAAAAATAGAGCAGCTTACACAATATAAGCTGCTCTAAAGTATTTAGTTTTTAATCATCAAAAAATCTTCTAAAACGCATATTGGCTTTTTCGGCTACATTTTTAATATATGCTTTCCGCTGGTCAATTCTCTGCCGTTTTGCTTCCGGCGATAATCTCGGATTCACGGTAAGTTCGCGTATATCTTTTTGTGCCTTACTTATAAGCTGTCCTGCTTTACGTACGCCCTGCACTGCCGGTGTCGGTTTGCCTTTCTTACCGTATCCGGCGTGCTGTTCGTTGGCTTTATTCAGCATTTTGTAGAAATCGTCAACGCTGCGGTTTTGGATATTTTGGTTAACAGTAAAATCACGCAGGAACGGCCATTCGCTTACCTTCTTATACGGCATATTCTGCTTTTCGTCAGCAAACCAATCAAGCTGCTGTACCAATGTCATGCCCATTGTGCCGGTATATCCGCGAATAGTGTTATCAATTTTAACAGGAGATAATTTCAGCACGCCGCCTACCGTTCTTGCCAGTGCCGAAGTATTCGGCGTATATTGCAATTCGTCCGGCAGGTTTTGCAAACGCTGCGGTGTTATGCTCTGCCCACGGAAGAAGCTGTAATTTGCCTGCCATTCAAGCAGCGGTAAAAATATGGTCGGCATAATGCTTGGGGCCATATTGCCTCCGAATACTTTAGCCCAATTGCCGATTGCTTCCGGGTCTTTGTTAAATGCTTGGTCAAGTACCGCCTCAATTCCGCTGCCAAACAGTATGCCTGCTTCCTGAGGTTTCGGTATTCTTAAACCGCCCGGCAGCAGCCAGCAAGTAGCTTTTACTTCCGGGTCAATTTCTTTGTACCAATCTTCGTCATGGTTCAGTGCCCACAACGCCAACGACGGCAGTACAATATACATCGCAAGTTTCGTTCCGGTTCCAACCGGGTCTTGCTTAATCAGGCGCACCATCTTGTCGCCGCCCTGCAACACTGCATTAAAGAACGGTACAATCTGGTTTACCTTTTCGCCCTGTACACCGCTTCGGCTAAAGTCCAGTGTTAGCTCGCGCGCCGCCTGCGCTGCTTCTTCAAGGCTTGCGCCTTTTTTACGCGCTTTCATAAATTCGCCCATGCGCGTGCTGCTCTCAATAAACTCACTTGCAAACGCCGGATACTTCATCAGTGCCCGCCAAATATCTGCTGCGCCATAGTCTTTCCACGCTTTGCCGCCTGCCATTTCATCAAGGCTTTTTACAATCTGCTCGCTGCTGCTGTAAAAGTTAAACTGCGTTACTCCGGCCACTTTAAATTCGGCACGCAAACGCGGGTCATGCGCCAGTGCATACGCGCCGCGGATTGTATCAACAATTGGTATAAAACCGTTCTTACTCGATACGCCAGCAAATACAGTATCACGAATAAGGTTACGAATAATAAACGACGGTGAAGTCGTTGCGCCGGCGCGCAAAAGTCTTGCCGCGTTCCTTGCAACTCCCAATACAAAACCTGCAGCAGGCAAATTGTAACCAACTATCGGGCCATATAATTCCTGCGTAGTTTTATATGCCTGTTTTTTGCCATCAAACATAACGGTAAAAATACAGTTTTTCGGGTCTGCTACCGTGCCTTCCGCTTCCTGTATTACAGCGTCCAGCCCGCCTTTTTGTGCAAGTTCAACCGCCATTTGCCCAACCTTGTTGCGTTCCGCGCGGTTGCACATTACGGCTACTGCCTTAACGGTACTTTCCAGCGGGTTAATAACATTGCGCTCGCTGCCCTCAATGCTTATGCGGCGCAACATGCTGCTCACGTTGCCAATGCCGCGCCCGCCGTTACTTAAACCATTTATAAAATTATCTGCCGCTGCCGTATCGCTAAAATCGCGCATAAGCGGGCAGTAATATTTATATTTGGTGTTCAGCAGTTTGTGAGTTTCTCCGCTGATAAGTCCGGCATCTTCCATAACAGTTAAAATATTATCGTTAAACTGCCAGTACATTTGTGCTGCTTTTTTAAACTCCGGCGGAGCGTTTTTAATAACGCTTTCAAGGTCGTCCTGTGTTAAGCCTTTCGGCAGCAGGTACGGCTTATATTCCGGCTTTTTGCCCTTGCTGCCGTTTGCTTCCCATTCTTTAACTCTCTGCTGGTACGCTTCATCATGCAGCAGCAGCATTTCATTTAAACGTATGCTGCCCAGGTATGCGCCAAAAGCGTCAATCCAGTTTTTAAATCCGCCGCGTTTTAAATAATTCGGGTGGGATTTATCCATTTTCTCGCGGTTGATATTTTCCAGCACCATTTGCATAGTAACGTTGTGCGGCAGCTTTTTATTTTTCAAACGCTCGTTAAGCGCTTTCAGGCTATTGCTGTCGCCCTCAATCAAAGCATTTGCCATGCCTGCCGCTGTTGCCGGTAAAGTCTGCACGCGGTTATATACGCTTTGGTCGCCATCGGTTTTTATACCGGTGGTCATTTCAATAGCTTCATCAAGACCGTGTAAGCTATCGTTTTTATCAATCCAGTCGCGGTAAAATTCCGTGCGCTGCTTTTTCACCCAGTCTTTTGCGCTTTGCCACGTTGTTTTGCGCTCCGTGTTGGTAAACGCCTGCGCTGCTTTCTGTTCCGGAGTAAGTTCTTCTGCCGAGTACTGCACATCGTTTCCGTTGACTTCTGGCGATTGTTGTGATATATTTTGGTTAAAAGAGGAAGACTTGTTGTTGTTCTTCCTCATGGAAGCAGTTTCCCCGCTATCGGTTTCGGACGTATACTGAGGGCTATTGTCAGCACGAAGTGTAGCGGTTGCTGCTTCTTTTGTATTTTCAGAAGCAGTTTTCCACATTGTTTTTACCGCAAGGCGTTTATTTTTTTGCCTTACTACTTCTACAACTGTATACTCACCCGTACCGGTCTGTTTAATAAAACGAATTGAAGGTTCACCATTACTTGTTGGTGAGCCTTTTTCTATTCTATTCGGAGATTTAATTGCTTCCAACGCTTCAACCATATCAGCTTCGCTCAAGCCAATTTGCCCTTTTACTTTTTCAGTTTTTACGCCATGTCTGTTTTGAATATGCCTTACATCTTCACTTAACCATACATGAGTAAAGCCTGATACATCATAGCCGGTCGAATCTTTTATTGCTTTTGCTTCTCCGTTGCTTACTTTGCCTAAAAGTAGCCGTAAGTTTTTATCAGCATTTTTCAAAGCAACATTTACAAACTGGCTAATTTTATTACTGCTTACATTAAATTTCGGCGCGCTATCACCGCTATATAACGTGCCTCTGCTGCGCTGCCATACTTCGCCGCTTTCTACGCGCCTCATAACGTTGTGCGCATTTTCAACGCCGGTAAACAGGCTCTTTAATGTGTTCAGCATATCCTGCATTTTATTATACAGCTTACCAAACAATGTGCCACGGCGCTGTGCTCTCGCGCGTTTCCATTCAACATAACCGTCACTTATTGCTTCGCTTACCGTCTTGCCGGTTGCCTGCGCTTCTTTATTAAAGTGTTTTACCATTGCCTGCTGCTCTTTTTCGGTCAATGCCAAATCCATAGCGGCGTGCATAACTTCGTGGTATGCTGTCCCGGCTCTACCGGTGCGCGATAAATTCAGCAAGCCGTCAACATCACTGCCTTTAAAGCTCTGCCAGCTGCCCTCAATGTTTAATTCGCCGCCGCGCATAAGCCCGTGTGCACCGCGTGCCCTTGCCGCTTCACGGTTATTTACAACCATTCTGTCAGCAATATTTACCTTAATACGCGCGTTATTCGGCAATGTAACAGTGTATTCTCCGTTGCCTGCGTCCTCAAACTTGCCATTCGGTAAAGCGTCCTGCAATTCGTGCAAAACTTCTTCGCTGCTGCGCTGTGCAGCAGGTTCTGTTGTTGCGCTGTACTGTGTATTTCCGGCAGCGTCGGTAATGCCCAGTTCTGCGTCGATTTCGGCAAGTCGTTTTTGTGCCGCTTCAAGTTCTTCCCGATACTTAAACGGTTCAGCCATCTCTTTCTGCACAGCTTTTAATTCTTTTTCCGAAGTTTCGATATTACGCTGCGCTCTTTCTAAAGTTCTTTCTGGTGCGTGCATAACGGCATGTTCAATGCTACCAAGTGTTGCGTCACAAGTATAAGTGTTTTTACCAACAAGTTCTGCCTGCACACCACTATCTTGTGCCGCAGCTGAATTAACGGCTGCAATCGGTCTTAATCTTAATTCAAAGCCGCCAATTTTACCAATTGTACGCACGGCACTGCTGCTCTTATTGCTGGCGTATGCTTCCAAAGCCTCTTTAGCGTCGGCACGTTTATTAAACACTTTTTTCCCAAGTGTAATGCTAAACTTGTCGCCCTCAATGCTGCTGCGGTTTTTTATATCCGTCCTTGCATTGTCGGCAATGGTTTTATTGTACTCTATTGTCGCAGGCAATGTATTTGCGCGGTTTTCGTTTTCCGCTTGGTTTTTAAGATAAGTACCATAAAGCGATTGATATTTGTTCAAATCCGCTTCGGTTGATACCTTTTCCATAATCAGCGGGTTACCGCTTGCCAGCGATTCAATTTCAGCAAAGCTTAAAACTGTTGCGTCAGCATCTTCAAGTGTACGTCCTGTTAAATTATTGCTCAGTGCCTGCGCTATCATTGTGGCTTTATTTTTCAGTTTTTCCCACATGTTAGCGTCAAAGCTGTCTTTGGTAACGTAGTTAAAAATCTCAACTTCGGCGTTCTCATTGCCCTGCCGCAAAATGCGTCCTTCACGCTGCTCAATGTCACGCGGGCGCCACGGTGCGTCTACATGGTGCAGTGCAACAAGTTTCTGCTGTACGTTGGTGCCTGCGCCCATTTTTTCGGTACTACCAATCAATACGCGCACTCTGCCGTCGCGTACTTTTGCAAAAAGTTCTTCTTTCTGCTCTTTGGTTTTCGCGTCATGGATAAACGCCACTTCTTCTGCCGGTACGCCCTGCTTAACAAGCATTTTCTTGATTTCCTCGTAAGCAGTAACGTTTTCGCCGTCCTCTGCCGCTTCCGGCGCTATTGCTCCATCAGTTTCCACAACTTTATCACTCGTTCCTTTCGGTGTCGAAAGGTCACAGAATACAAGCTGCGCGCCTTTGGTGCTGTCGCTTTCCTTGTACTTTTTATATACATTTTCGGCAACTGCCCTTAATTTGCCTCCGGCAACGCTCGCCGGTACGGTCGGGTCTATAAGGCGCATATCCAGCGACGCTTTACGCAAGTCACCGGTAAGTTTAAGCATGTTATCTTCTGTCGGGTCAACGCTGCGGTCATGAATTGCTTGCGCACGTTCTTTAGCAGTGTTTTTAATATAATCGGTTAATGCCTCGTTCGGTTCTATTTCAACAATTGTCGGCTTCCCGTTCTTTAATTTAGGAATTTTTAAATTAAGGTCGTCTTTAGTTTTTACATCAGCAACTTTACGGAACATTTTAACAAGTTCCGGCATGTTTTTAAATTTGGTGAATTTTTCAACACGCCTATATCCTTGTCCGTCCGGGCTGCGTTCAAAAACTGTTTCCCTTTCGGTAAACTGCGCTGCCCAGTTATCAAAAAAGTCTAAGTCGTTTTCTTTAAGCCCTTTGCCGTCCAGATAACGCAGCATTGTAAACATTTCAGCCATAGTGTTGCTTATCGGCGTGCCGGTGGCAAAAACAATGCCGCGGCCATTGTTATGCTTAGCAAGATACTGCGTTTTCATATACATATCAAGGCTGCGCTGGCTATTAGTATTGCTTAATCCGCCAATACGGTTCATCTTTGTAACAAAAAACAGGTTTTTAAATAAATCTGCTTCGTCAACAAAAATTTCATCAACGCCCAGCTGTTCAAAAGGAATAACAATATCCTTGTTTTCCTCGTTCATATCGCGCTTTAATTTTTCTTCCAGCGACTTAGCTTTTTTCTCCAACTCTTTTACAAGGCGGTTGCTATTGCGGTCGTTCTCGCCGGTAAGTTCCAAAATAGCGGTACGCATATTATCAATTTGTTCTTGGTAAAATGCGTTGTATGCTTCCGGCGACATCGGTATGCGCTTAAACATATTATGGCTAATAATAATGCCGTCCCAATCTTCCGTGGCAATCCGCGAAAGAATTTTTTGGCGCTCGGCTATTTTGGCGGCTCTGCGTTTTTTAGCTTCTGCCGTGTCGCCTTTTTTAGCCGGAGGCGGTACATCAGGCAGGTTTTCGCTGCTGATTGTCAAGAGTTTTGCGTTCGGGTAAATAATTCTAAACTCGTTTTCAAACTGTTGCAGCATGTGGTTAGGGATTACGAACATCGACTTATTGACGATGCCCAAACGCTTTAATTCCATGGCCGCCGTCTGCATTGTCCATGTTTTACCAGCGCCAACGGTATGCGCTAAAAGCGCCGTGCCGTCCTGTATAATACGCCAAACAGCGTCTTTTTGGTGCTTTTTAAGCGGTGGAGCCACGCTGCTGTAACCGGGCAAGGTCAACATGCTGCCGTTATATTCGCGTAACCTCATGTTATTAAAGTTACGGTTATAATATGCTGTCAACCTTTCAGCGCGGTCTTTATCTTTCCATATCCATTTTGCAAATTCTTCTTTGATTTCTTTTAACTTTTCCTGTGCAGCCTGCGTTGCAGCGTCATTCACTGTTGTCTTGCCATCAATATCCGTATCGCGTACTACCGGAGAACGCTGGTTCAGTGCGTCATCGAGCAAATTGGCAAAATTGCGGCGTGCAGTTCCCCATTTTTGGGTAGCTTCTGTGCTGCGTTTGGCTTCATCAGCGCGCCAGCCCTTGTTCCACGCTACAAGCCACGTTCCGGCAGGCTTGTTAAAACGAATATCAAGCGGCTGTTCCCAATTCGGCATACCCAGCATTTCCTGCGCAAAATCGCGCAAGTCGCTTTCCGGTATCCACGGCGTACCAAGGTTAACGCTTATTTCTTCCGGTGTTAAATCTACCGGCTGTACCTTTTTCAGAGCTTCAATGTTGGCCGCAGCTTCGGGGTCTGTTTTGCCCCAAAACTCTGCAATTTCTAATTTTTCTCTCACATTGCCGCTTAAATATTCTTCTGCGGTAACATAAGTGTTGGTAGCAGGGTCTTTATAAATAAAGCCTTTCAACGCTTTCACAACATCAGCAGGTTTCTGGCCGGTGAGGTCTGCCATATAATCAATGTCAACGGCACCGGTGTTGTTAAGCGATAACGCCAATGCGTCAGAAGGGTTATCAGCTTTATCTATTTTTATAATCGGGTTTACTGTGCGTTTTGTGAAAATATCAGCTTTTGCCGCACTTTCCTTTTTGGTTTTCTTGTCAAGCGTATATTTTTCAATAGCAGAAACAATGCCAAAATCCGGGTCTTGTGCAAGGTCGCGTTTGTTTTTTGGGCTGTTCAAATAGCCATATTTTGCAACAAACTTATCATAAACCTTGTTTAAATCCTTACGCCAACCGTCCAGTGTTTCATCGGTAACATTCGGGTTAATCTGCCCATCCAAAATCTTTTTTGTTACCTCGCGCAGTCCAACATAATCCTTAGCGCGTGTTTGCGCTGCTTTCGGCAGCTCAGTCATTTCGCCTTTGTTGTTTGCAAAAACACCGTTTTCCGTAAGCACAAACTCTCCATCTCTTACACCACTCGGTGCCAAAAACTTGTGTGCCGATTCCAAAGAATTGGTGTTTCTGTTTGTGCTGCGCGGTTTATAAATGTTTTTCGGGAATTTTTCGACGCGGCTCTCCAGTTCTTTGCCAACGTCAAGACCGGTGCCGTCAAGCGCCAAGCGTCCACCGCCGTACAATGTATCTTCGGAAAGTTTGCCGATTAGCATTTCCGGGTGTTCGCTGTAATACTCGTTTATTTGCAGCGGCTGCTGGGTGTATTTGCCAGTTAATTCGCTGTCTTTTGTTTCAAGCCATGCGTGGTTATTTTTGCCGGGCGCTGCTCCCGGTTCTCGTTTCTGCAAAATAATCAGGTCGGTTGTAACTTCTGTGCCCGCGTTTTCTTTAAACGCAGTATTCGGCAATCTTACGGCGCCGATAAAGTCTGCCTTATTTTTCAGAAGTTCGCGCAGCCTCTTTGCGTCGCTGCCGCTCTGCATTGTGCCGGTGCTTGTAATAAACGCCACGAGGCCACCGGGGCGTACTTGGTCGATTGCTTTGGCAAAGAAATAATTGTGAATGTTGAATTTAAATTTATTATATTTAGGGTCGTGCAACGAAAATTGCCCGAAGGGAACATTACTAATTGCAAGGTCAAAATAATTGTCCGGGTATTTAGTCTGTTCATATCCGGTTATTTCAACACTGGCTTTTTGGTAAAGCTGCTTTGCAATGCGCCCGGTTAAGCTGTCCAATTCTACGCCATTCAAAGAAGATTTGCTACGCAGTTTCTCCGGCATCATGCCAAAGAAGTTGCCGATACCCATAGAAGGTTCCAGCACCTTGCCGCCTTTAAAACCTAAGCGTTCAATAATATCCCATACGCCTTTAATAACCTCCGGCGAAGTATAATGCGCGTTGTTGGTGCTTCCTCTTGCGGCGCTGTATTCCTCATCCGTCAGCAGTTCTATAATCTCTGCTTTTTCGCTCTCCCATGCGCTGTCGCGCCCATAAGAAAACACCGGAGCCAGTCCGCCCCAACCCACATAACGGGCCAAGACTTTTTGTTCTTCCGGTGTTGCCAATCTGTCCTCTGCTTCCAGTTGTTTTAACAACTTGATTGCCGCGACATTATCTTTATATTTAGTTTTTGCGCCGCCTTTACCAATATTTTCATCTGCAGTAATGGTAAAGTTATGACCGGGTACTTCGCTGGCTTTTGCTTTTTTCTTTTGCGCCGGCCTTAACGAACGAACACTTCCTCGTTCAGAAGTTCCCTCGCTATTGCTTCCAGTCCCGCTCTGTGCTGCACTCTCTCCAGCAGGTCTGCGTTCTCCGGATACGGGTCTTTCTCCAGCAGCTCGTCCGTTATCTCCTGTAACCTGTACGCCGCGTCCTTCCACTTCTGGCTCACGTACTCTTTCAGTTGTCCGCTCGCTTTCAGTTCCTTGTACTTCTGCGGCTGGTACGTTTTCAGGTACTGCTCTATATCCGTCTGCGTCATTGTCATTCCCATTTGCCGTTGCCTCCTGTTCCTGCGCCGCCGGTTGCTGCACTGCCGGTTCGGTTGCAGGTGCAGGCGGAGCTTCGTTTACTTCTTGATTAGATTGTACCATATTTTCCGGCACATAACCAATGCTTTCAGCAAAAGCCATGGCACGCGGGTTTTGTTTGGAATACCAATGCTTTTTAAAACCGCTCCATCTAAAGCCTGCATTTTTAAGCCCTGTTAAAACTTCCTGTGAAGGTTTCTCCAAAAACTTAATTTCAATGCCGTTCTGCGCTTCGTTTAAATTAAACCTTGCTTGCGGCACATTTGCGTTTTGTTGTGTTTGCGGTAAATTTTCTTGATTATCCGCAGAAACATTCTCAAATACAAAGCCCTGGCTTCTCGCCCAGTTTCTAACCGGGTCATATTCGTTGGCATTTGAATTTACTCTTGCACGCCATTTTTTGCTGGCGTCGCTCCATCTAAATCCTAAATGCGTAATTTGGTCATGAATAATACTATAACTGTTAGGCGTAAGTTTATCTCTGTCAATTTTTACAGATAACACATTGCTTTGAGGGTTGAATTCAATGCTTAAAGCACCATTCATACCATAAGTTGTTTCATCTGCTGTGTTTTCTGCCTGCTGTGCGCTCTCCGATTGGTTTGCGGCAGGTTCTTGCGCTGCTTCCGCCTGCGGCTGTTCGGTTTCTGTCTGCGTTTCCGTTTCGTTTACAACATCGGCATTTTCGGCAATTTCGGTCGGGTAACTGTTTACGCCCTCGTACGCAGCGTCAACATAAGCCACATACTCATCGCCGTACATTGTCCTGAACTCGTTGCGGATTTCATCGCGGCTTCTGCCGTTATCAACACGGCTGCCCACAAATTCCAGCGTTGCCGTCATAATATCGTCATTAAATTTAACGTCTGCCGGATATGCCTGCAATGCGTCCCACGCCGATTTTAAAAACGGTCTTACTTTGTTGCCCAGCGTTTCTACCATGCGTGCTGACCAGTCTGCAAAGTTATTTACTCCGCGCTGCATGTAAATGCCGCCGATTTTAAACAGCGACTTCATCAGTGCCGGGTTAAAGAACGGATTAGCGCTTAACTTGCTCATTTCAGCTTTTGCCTTTGCAATTTCCGCTTCCAGCTCGCTCTCGTCAAAAACATTCATAAACTTCTTGCCGGTCTGCTGCTCTTGTTGTTTAGGCTGCTTGCGGCCAATGAGTTTATCCAGCGCGCTTTCAGCGCGGTTGCCGTCAAAACGGCTTGCCTGCGCTGCCTGCGGTTGAACTGCCGCAGCTTTTATTTGTTGCGTACCTGTCGGCCTGTCAGCAAGAGCAAATATAAGCTGTCTAAGCTGGCTATCAAAAAGAGCACTTACTCTACGCATTGGTAAATTATCATTATGTAAGTTATCAAAGAAAGCCTTTACCTTTTGTTTGTCAGCTGTTGCTTTCAAAGCGCTAAAACGCCCAAACTCATTGATGTTGCTTTCTGTCGGTTTGGCGGCTATAAGGCTGCGCAACATTCCAGCGTCAAGCCCAAACTGTTCAGCCCAGCCATTTATCCTTTTGCTTACCTGCGGGCTTAACTGCGTATCATTGGCGGCACTGGCAGTATCAGCGCTTACTTTTTCATCATACGCTTTTACGGCCTGTTTAATTGCCGTTATCTGGTTGTCAATAATTCTAATATGAAACGGGTCGTTTCCTGCTATAAATGGGGTATCAGCTTTAACGCCGGTATTTGGAAACGCTTCTGCATATTTACGCTGCACAAGTTTTGCCCAATTATAATTTGCGTTTCCGAGTCTGCCGTTCTCTGCTTTTTTCCACTCGTCAACGGTAATGGTATATTCGCCCTCCGGCAATTCTACGCCAATCAGCCTTTCGCTATTTGCTGCGTTCTTTGCCGGTTTGCTTATAACGGTAATCTCATTGCCGCGCAACTCTGCTGTCTGCGGAATAAGTTTCTCACCTTTAGCGGTAAATTTCGCCTCCGCTTTTGGTTTTTTAGCAAGTTTTCTTGCGCGCACATGCGTTTGCTCCTGCCTGCCTGTTTCAGCCTGCCGTGCGCCGTCCTGTGCGTTGCCGACGGTATTCGGTGCCGTTTTGTTTTCCGCCTCGCTCTGTGGTATAATATTATCACCGGATAGGTGGAGTTCGGCGTTGGACTGCGAAGCCTGTTGGTCGGCTGAGGGGCGCGAACGTCCGGTCAGTCCCTCCCAAATATATAAGACCTCATCAGCACCGCTTACGCGCTTTTTAAATTCGCGTAGAGCGGCTTTTTTATCGCCTTTTTTATCCGCCGTCTTTTTGGCAATTCTGTCAACATCTTCTGCCTGCAAGTTTGCAACCACTTCTTTAGCTTTTTTACTTACTTCGCTTTCCGCTTCGGCGTTTTGGTTGTCGGTTTGCTCCGTTTCAGCCTGTCCACGTGCGGCGACTTCGCCAGCGTTACTTTCTTCACTCGTGCCATTTTTTCTGCCTCCGTTCGGCTCTGCCATAAACTTCTGTTCCAGCTGCTCGTAAGCGTCCACAAAATCGTCCATTTCTTGCAATGTTGCCCGATTCTGTGCAAACTCCGCTTCGTTCTCTTGGTTTACTTCCCAGCCCGGCAAGCCATAACTGTTTCTGCCGGTGTAAACGTCGCGGGCAATATCTTCAAGTTCTTTCTGTGTCGGCTTTCTTTTATGTTCTTTATGCCAGTCCTGATACCACGGCGCGTTATTACTAATGCGTACCATGCGCCCATCTTCGCGGCCAGGTGCCAATGTAACACCGTTGCCCATGCCTTCACGCAGCTGGTCAATAATCGGTTGCAGCAAACTGTTAATGCCTGCTTTTGCGTCCCTTAATTCTGCTCTTGCGCCCTCTGCTGGGCTATCGTAGCTGCTGCGCAGGTATTCTTCGGCGCCCTGCAAAAGCTCACGTTTATCTGCTTCACGCTGCGCGCGTTCTTTTGTTTCCTGCTGTTCCTGTGCCAGTTTCAAAGCCTTGCGCGCTTCGTCCGCCTGCTCGTCCATGTTCTGTACGTTTAAGCGGTCAATGGCTCTATTTAAAAGCACGCTTCTCACTTCCGGTCTTAACTTATCAAAAGTTTGGCGCGCGCCATGGTCGCCGCTCATTGCACGGGCAGTTAAATTAGCCAAATTATTGCTGCGCAGTGCATTGTTTAAATTTTGCTGTCTTTGGCTGCGTGCTGCCAGCGTTCTCTGCATAAGCGCCTGGAAAGTCGGTGTTCCTTGCCCGGTAAAGCGCTGTCTGCGTCCGGCAGTTTCCTGCATTACCCGCTGGTTTTCCATAGCAAGGTCATCGGCACGGCGATTGACTGCCTGCCTGTTCAAACGGTCAAGGTACGGAGTTTCCATTGCCGTTACCGGGTTATAAGTTACGCCGCCAGTTCTGCGCGGCATACGTAAAGTGCGCTGCTGCGGCGTGTTCCATTGCTGGACATTGTCGGTTTCTTCCCCAGTCAGTTCTGCATAATCAGCAGCTTCATTTCTTGCCATGGCCCGGCGTGCGTCAGCTTCATTAAAGCTGTTAAGCGCTGAGTTATCTTCTACTTCGCCACGCCCGCTAAAATCAATATCCTGTCTTTGCTCCGGCAGTCTAATTGCCGGAGTATTATTCATATCGGCAATAGCTTGGTCGGTATCGTCAGCGTACATACTGCGTAAATCCCTGCGCCCAACACCGGCCCGTCCATTATTATAGTCGCTTGTACGGATATAATACTGTACGCCGCCAAACATATCCGCCGGGCTTTGTTCACTTTCATAAACACCGTTATGGCTTGCTCCGTTTTGGATTGTGCCGCCGTTTTCCGTAACCATTACAATATGGTTGCCGTTATTTACCACCGCAAGGTCGCCCGGCTGCGGAGTATATTCAGCAGGGTTCATAAGCTGTCCGTTTGCTGTTGCCGTTGCAATAGCTTGGTCTACGTTAATCTGGTTTTCATAAGGAGTACCGGCAAGTGCCAGTCCTAAAGTTCTCATGCAGTTTGTACCGTCCGGCGCTTCATAAGGGATTTGCCCTTCCAACGCACGCACTCTATTAATAAGGTTTGCGCCAGCTGCCGGTTGTTCCGATTCTGCCTGTTCTACATTTTGCGCCCTTCTGCTTTGCATATATGCGCCGCCAGTACCGCCAAGCCCGCCTAATACTGCGCCGGTTACGCCGCCGGTACGTGCTTGCAACTCTGCTTCCTGCCAATCAATAGGTCGGCCCATTGCAATATCGCCAATAGCATTTTGCATGCCTTCTTCAAAATAGTTGCTCGCACCACCGCCTGCCACGCCAAGTGCGCCGCGTTTGGCAATTTCAGCGGCAGTCATTTTTCCAGCGCCATTCTTTAAAAGTCCTAATACTTTAGAAGCGCCATAAGACTGAATTAAATTAGATAAACCAAGTCCGCCTATATTTAGTGCGGCCGCTCTGTTTGCAATTTCTTGAATTTCATCCTCGCTATAACCGGCTTGTCTGAGTTCCGGCACAAGGTTGCCGCCCTCCGATATTGCTTCCAGCGGTGTCTGAGCAACGTTGCCGACAACAACTTTTCCAAGCGGGCTGTTCCATAATTTTGCCAAAGCAGGTACAGCACGCCCTACTGCTGCTGCTCCTGCTGCAAACGGCGAATGTGCTACTGCCGCTGCCGCTGCTGCGGTTTCAAGCCCTAATGCCGCGCCACTGCCAACGGTATTGCCAACATCATAACGCAAGCCCTGCGGGTCGGTAATGTAATCTAAGCTAAGCTCCGGTCCTTCTGTAAACTTCGTACGCGCATTATCTTTAGCAATACCTTCAAAATAGTCTGCTGCTTCACCCAACGTGTCACCACCGAACGGTGAATTTACTTCGCCGAAACGTGCCTGTCCGCCAAATACTCCAGCTACACCGGATTTAAAACCAGAAAAAAAGCCCGGTTCATCATCGCTTGAGCCGGCGTTATTGTTTAAATTATATTGCCGTCTGTACCTCTCGTAAGGCGTTTCCTGTTTTTCAAGGCCCGCAAAAATATTAGCGGTATTTCCAGTCTGTCCGTTAACATTATTATTTTTTTCAAGTCCTGCAAAAATGTTCGCCATATTATACCGCCTTTACTTAATTAATATTAGCCGTTATTTCTCCAAAACCACGGTAAACCATTTGCGCCTCTGTTTGCCTCAGCAATTTGTCCTAATGCTTGTACACCACCATTTTGCAACTCATTCCACCAATGCGGCAAGCCGTTTGCGTCCATCGGCACAAGCGGCTGCGGCGGTTCGGATGCCGGTGTTGGTTGTGCTTCTGCTGTGCTTTGTTGCTGCGGTTCCAGGGTATTAACTGGCGCTGCACTTCCTCTGCTGTTCAAATACTGTGCTACCGATTTATAAACATTATCATTTTCGTTATAACCGCTCTGTTTAAGCTGGTTTAAAATCTGTTCATTAGTAGCACCGTTTGCCGCTGCCATATCCGCTCTTGTAATAAAATCATTCATATTGCTGCCAGCATTGTATTGCGGGACATTACCGCCAAATCCGCCGTATGTCTGATTTACTACGCTATTTGTATAATTACTTAAATTATTAAACTCGTTTTGCTCATCCGGCGTTAAAGTGCCGCCGTTCAGGTCCATTTTATCCCTTAATTCGCCAAGACGTTTATTTGCGTATTCAAATTCAGGGCTGCCTATTACACTACGGTTTCCGCTGCTCCTGTTGCTACCGCCACGGTTACCAAGCATATAATTGGAAATCTGGCTATCATTCATACCCATACGCTTTAACTGTTCGACGGTATAATTGTTTTCCCATATCTGCCTGTTGCGGGCAATCTGGTCGCGTGCATTGGCAAGTTTAATCTGATTGTTCAAGCTGTTATCTTGTCCGGCAATCTGCGTATTAAAGCCGTATTCATCACGTGGGCTGATAACATCTCTTGCCAACATTGTAGCAAGTTCCGGATTGCTTTTTGCCAACCTTCCAATAACCTGATAAGCTCGCGGGTCATAACCGGCGCTTAAATCTAAGTTGCCCAGCATTGCCAAAGCGTCCTGTGTATCAAGGTCTTTATTTCTCTGCTCCAATGCCTGTGCCTGCGGTAACATTGCAGCCATTGCAGCGTCAATCTGTTCCGGAGTTCTGCCCTGACTAATAAGTTTTGCTGTTTCATTTGCCTGCCATTGGTTAATGTCAAAGTTTCTTAACCTGTCTGCCGCCTGCGCGTCAGCAAGTGCACAAATGGCTGCACGGTTATCTGTTTCATAAGCGCGTGCGTCGCCAACGCCAAAATTATAACTAGGCAGTTCTGAAATACGATATGCTTCGCTGTTATGTATGCTTTCTGCTGCCCGGTTAGCTTCATCAACTGTATCATAAACACCTAAGTTTTGACCGGTTCTCCGATAATAGTCTATTGCCTGTTCATCATTCATTAATGTACCGTCTTGAGCAATAGTTGGAATTAATACTTCCTTTCCATTATCGTTAAAAGACATTGAACGCACGGTAGAAATACTGCCGTCAGCATTTTGATGTTGTGGTCTGTTCGTTAAATCAATGTTTCCAGCATATGTCATTATGGTTGGATTATATAAAGTGCCTGCTGGTGCTTCCGGAAGTGTCTGCGCAGCAGGGTTGGCGTTATACCCGGCGCCGCTTTTTAATGCATTATCTAAATATTGATTTAACTGGTTGTAATCTTCTTCCATAGTCGGCAGCTGGCTCAGCACTGCACTTTGTGCATTATCTCTTTCTGCCTGCGTTGGGCCTAAAGAGTTTTGAAGTTCCTGCACGCTTTTTTCTACGCCGCGCTGGTCATATTGCCGGTTATAACCTTGTGCCAATAGATAACCAAGCCCAAACCATGGGTCATTTTGGTTAATCCTTGCCAACTGGTTTATAGGTATTCTTTCATACGGGTCTTGTGTACGGTAATTGGGCATTTATTTCACCTCACCATTCGTCCGTTGCACCTTTGGCTACAAAGCCGTTTGCATAATATGCTTCGCCGCTGGCAAGTTTCAAGTCATATACCTTACGCTCGCCGCTGTAAACTATGCCGCGTACCCTACCGGCGTTTTTAAGTTCCGTACCTATGCGAAGCATAGACACCTCTTTATAATCACCATCAGCAGTCAAAAGTGGTTGCGTAAGCGTGGTGCTTACATAGTTTTTCTTGCCTTTTGCGGCGTCACAAACAACTACATAAACATCGCTGTATACCGGCACAAGTGCATCGTAAACTTCGGTTTCCTTGTCGTCGCCGTCCTCGCTGTACGCCATAACTTTGTCGCCCGGTTTAATATGGCGGATATATTTTTCGCCGTCCGGGGTCTTAACTTTCGTGTCCTCACTAAAGCAAGCTGTACCAAATAAACCAGCATTACCGGCAAGGCCAGTTAAAATACCGCCAAACAGTCCACCGCCGCCGCTCGTGCTCTGCGTGCTGGTGGTCGTACCCTTATTGCCAATCGCAGAAAGCGCACTGTTCGACGCACCGCCGAGGCCCAGGGACATATTCCAAGCATTAATTGCCGGATTTTGCGCTGCCTCCTGCGCCGCCGCGCTGTTGGCAATGTTCTGCCCGGCAAGCGTTGCCTGTTGGCCATACAAGCCATTCAAGGTGCTGATGTTGTTAAGATACTGCTGCGCCATGGTGTCGCTTACGTTCTTGCTGATGTCGTTCATTGCTTGATTTGTTACGCTGCTCGACAAAACGCCACGCCCAGACAAACTGCTCAGTGCATTACCCATCGTATTTTCTACGCCGCTGCTAATAGCGTCGGTCATATTCTGCACATAACCGTCCGGCAGCTTGCCCTGCGTCAAATCTGCAACGCCCTGCTGTGCAGCTTGTGTTTGCTGTTGGGCCTGTTCCAGTAAGGTTTTGTAATCCACCTGCGTGTCGCCAAGGCTTTGGAAAAACAAATTGGCGGCACTGTCGTTTAACTTCTGCGCATTAGGCATAACATATTCCGCATAGTCTGCCGACAAGCCCATCAGCTTACGTTCTTCTGCTGTTGGCTGGTAACTTTGCACGGTAGTATTGCTGCCGCCACCTTTTTTGTGTAGCTGTAAAATCAGCTCAAACATTCTTTCAGCACCTCATCTTCCCTTAAAAATTCTTCAATGGTTGCTGCCGCTTTGCGCTGGCAGTAATGTGTTACCCAGTATTCCGGCAGGCCATTTTCCTGCACATCCTTATGGGTAATCATCACGGCCCTGCCGGTACTGTCTTGGCACAAAAAACGGCACTGCCCATCTTTACACTGTTCATCCAAAATTTCCCAACCAAAGCCTCTAATATACGGCCTTATTGGACGAGTGCAAATAGTACAAACAGCGTCAAGGCCCATTGGCACCGCAAAAGTCAGCTCTGCGTAGTCGCGCCAAAACTTACCGTCGCCGCATACTTGGTACACAACCATTAGCCGCGTTTTTAAATCTGGTTTCATACTTGCAAACCCGCGCTCTGCCATATAAAAAAGACGATAACCATTTGGCACTCCAAAGTTATCGCCTGTTTTTTCTTCGTAAATTTTAATCCATTCTTTTAAACTATGTGCTTTCGGCATTATAATGCACCTGCTTCCTTAAAAGCTTTAAACAGTTTGGGAGCCTGCAAAGCAATCCAGTCTACCAATTCCTCGTTTTGCGCCCATTCGCTTTCAACGTTAAGTCCGCTCTCAAACATAAAAGCATGTACCATTTCATGCCGTACAGTGGATTTAATATATTCATCCATTTTTAACACATTGCGTGGGTCATCTTTTTCTCTCGTAACATCGCGCACATACAGTTCTTTGGCAAACGGTTCTGTATAGCCCCCTGCATTAACTGCGTCCAGTTTCGGGCATTCCTCGCCGGTTTTTAGGTAGACAGTATATTCAGTTCCTAAAACATTTACTTTAAATTCTTTTTCAGGCATATTATGTTACCTCACAGCTCCGCCATATCAAGGTAAATATGGCCTAATTCAAATCTCGTATTGCTTTCGACTGTAACATCAACCGCGTCACAGCTATGGTTGCAACGTACCTTGCGCCTGCTATTGGCTGGCATTGTTACATTAAGCCTGTCGCCAATTTTAAAACTTACGTTCCCGGCATGGTCGCTGGTAAATTTTGTGTCTATGGCTTTTACAAGCATTTCATCACTGCCTAAAACTTGACGCGGTTTTATCAAATAATCTATTGGTTCACCGTCGTCGGTCGTTGCTTCTTCTGTCCAACGGTAAATTTTGTTGCCTGCTGCTATAAAAAGGTCGTCTTTTGTTTCAAGGATATAGTTTACATCTACCCCGAAACGTAAAACCGTAGCCGCCCCCAGCCCATAGTTATATGCAACAAAATATTTCTTGTCTGCCGTTGGGCGTATTAAAAGCATTTTATGACGGCGCAAATTATACATTTCCGGCTCATACATATTGTTCGTTAAAAGCCTGTTGAATTTATCTCCGATATCATTAGCAGCAATGTTGCCATAATCCTGTGTTGCTGATAAAGTCTTTAAACCGCGCAAGGATAAAAACACAATTTGATTGCCGATATTTGTTGCCGCCATGCCCGGTGTGAAGTCGCCAGTCAGGTCAGTAAAGTTGGCCACGTTGTAAACAACCCATGTATCGACGCTTTTATCACCCATAAACTGATAAGCCGTGCCGTTGGATTTGAAAACGATAATATCTGTTGCAAGCGGCACAATATCAGTAATGTCGCCGCTATCGTCGCTGCCAATGTCCAGCCACAAACTCATCGAGGTATCGTTTGTGTTCTCTACCCACGCTTGGTCGCTCGAAGCGTCGCCTACTGCGCTGTAAGTAATTCTGTCGCTGCCGCTGCGCGTAACCATCAGCCGCCCCCAACGGTAAAACAGGTTGTCGCATACCGGCGCGTCAGTAATCATTTGCAGCTTTGTTTCGAGTACCCCATAGTCATAAAATTGCAAATGTTCGCCGCTTGCCACGAACAGCTTGTCCTTAAACTTACAGCATTTCGGCTTTTTCGTGCCTGTTACTTTATCCAAATAACTGCGGCTTGTTTCTGTATCGCCTAAGACAACTACATAACAATCGCGGTTTTCCAAAAACACAAACACTTGGTTCGTGTCAATATCGTAAAACAGTGCGTTAATATTGTTGTCAAACTGGCTTATTTGCGCAAGGCCTCCGCGGCCGCACAAACGATAACTGTCTTTTTCATAAATAAAATTTTCGCACTCCTGCATTTCGTTTTCTGCAATCTGGTCCGGCGGCACCGCTACATTAATACCACCAGACAGCGGCGCAAAAGCGACTTTCTGCACTTGATGTTTATTGCTTCTAAGCACCTTATCACCTGCCTGTTAAAATATTTCAGCTCCAACCTGTCTAAATTAAAGGCAGGTATTTTTAATTTGGTTACTAACTGTAATCAAAGTAAAAATTTTGGAGTGTGATGTAATTTATGAAAATCAAAAAATTGCCCAACGGCTTTGGGAGCATTGTCTACCTTGGCGCAAACCGCCGCAAACCATGGGCAGCCCGCAGAAGCATTAATGGCAAGTACAAATACCTCGGCTACTTCAAAACCTACGAGGACGCTTTTATATTTCTTCTGAAATACAATAAAAAGCAAGGCTTAACCAGTTTTGCCGAGGAACTTACATTTGCCGAAGTTTATAAACTTGAAATGGAAGAACACAGCCCCAAAATAGATGCCGACACTGTAAACGGCTACCGCACCAGCTTTAATTACTGTGCTGTTCTGCATGATAAACCGTTTTGCCAGCTTACAATTTTTGACTTGCAGGGCGTTATCCGCGCACTGTCAAAACGCGGCATTGGTCAGCCATCTCAAAAGAAAGTGCGCCAGCTTTTCCATAACATGTATAAATTTGCCATTAAATACGGAATTGTCCGCATTACCGACGACCTCAGCCGCTTTGTTGATATAGATAAGCACAAGCCTAAATACATCAAAAAGCCTTTTAATATGCGCCAGCTCAATCGAGTTCGCAAAATTGCCGATGATAACACTATAACACTCACCCGCTCTCTGACTGGGCCAAAACCGTCGTTATGATGTGTTATGCTGGCACAAGACCGGGCGAGTTTTTGGCAATCAAAAAGGCTGATGTCAAAATGCGCTCTCGCTTTTTTATGGTGCGCGATAGTAAAACTTCCGCCGGTCAAAACCGTATGGTTCCAATTTCTAAAAAAACACTTGCTTATTTTGACCACTGGCTTGCTACGCCCGGCAAAACTCTTATTGCCGACGAAGAAGGTAAACCATATACCTACAAGCGTTTCCTTAATTCTTTCAAAAAAACAATGGCGGAAACACGCTGCGTTCACAAGCCTCACGAATGCCGCCATACCTGCGCAACATGGCTTGACGATAAAGGCGCAAACAAGCTGTCCATCAAAAGAATTTTAGGCCATGCTTCGCAAGATGTTACCGACGGAGTGTACACTCACAAAGACTTGCGCCAACTCAAAAAAGCTATTGACATGTTGTGATGTGTAACTATTTTGTAACTAATTGATTTTCTTTAATGCCGCTAACCCCAGTCAGGAAGCGGCTTTTCGTGTAACTGTTTTGTAACTGCTTTTAAAATTATCCCAAAACAGCGCCCAAGCCAGTTATTATGCGGTTTCCGGCGGCAAGTAAGGTTTTAATTCTTCTGCCGAAGGGCAGTTTATAATTTTAACCTTAACTTTTTCAAATCTGGCGTAAGCCGCATACTGCTGCTGTTTGGCAACTGTTCCTGCTTCCATCATCTGGTTTCGTGTTACTTGCAAAAACGACTTTTGCGTCAGGTCATTTATATTTGTGTAGACTCTGTACATAGTAACATCATCTTCCATCAGCGTCAGGGCAACCTGCCAGTTGTTTTGGTCCTCCGGCCCAGCGTCAAAACCATAGCCGCTGCCATCGTTAATCCAAGCGATAGCGTGTTTTTGTGCTTCGTAAAGCTGGTACTGATAATTCAGTGCTTGCTCTTTAAGTTCATCAAGCGTCGGCGGCACATACTCGCGTTCTTCTTTGGCTGCAATAAATGCCGCAATGTCGTTGATATTATCTTCAAACTGGCTGTCCGGGTAACTTAAAAAGTCATCTCCAACAACACAACATTTTTGCTGGTCGTCGTAGATGACTTTGGTAAGAGTAATTGTTTCATTGTCTTTTTGATAACTCAGGCTGCCACCGTCCTGCACAAAGTTTTCGCAGGTGTCGGTGTACTGCTGATTTTCATTTATAATCAAAACTTGGTTATTTAAAATTTGAAAACACTTCATAGGTTCTCTCCTTTCAAAATCTGTCGATGAAATGCCAAGCCATACGCATAAAATCACAGCTTCGTCCGCTTCCGCAGGTGCGCATACGCATGATTGGTACAGCGGCACTTATGGCTCGTCGCAGTACAGTACATCGGCTGATGCCTCTGGTACTGGTGCAGAAAACCACAAACACATTACCAAGTCGGCAGGCAGCCACAACCATACTATTGCAGCTACCGCTGCTAATGTCGGTGGTGGTTCTGCTCATCAGAATATGCCGCCATACCTTACGGTGTATATGTTTAAGCGTACCGCCTGACTGTCGATGAAGTCCCTGCTCACAAGCATACAGTAACAGTATCTTTAAACACTACCGGCAAACACGAGCATACTTTCCGCGCTCATTCTGGTTCATATACAGGAGAGCACATGTTCTATGAAAGCGCACGCGACAACACTACTGGTCATGCAAAACGCAACTGGATTGACGGCAATGGCAATCATACGCATACGCCTACCGTCAGCGAGAAAACTATCGGCGGCGGTAAAACACATAACAACATGCAGCCATATTGCATTTGTTATATGTGGAAAAGGACTGCGTAATCTGTCGATGAGATGCCATCGCATAAGCATTCTGCAAGTTCAACGGCAACGAGTTTGACAGGTCAAGCAGCAATTCAAAGCGATATTGGTTTAATGTCAGCCAATCCTGTTACGAGTGGCGTATTTAGCAAAGGACAATCTCGCCCAAATCATGTAAACGGCGGCGGTGGTGGCGGAACTACTGACTTGAAATTTTCTGCTTCTATAAAACCAACAAATACTATAAGCAATACAGGCGGCAACAAAGCACATAATGTTATTCAACCTTATTATGTTTGCAACATTTGGAAACGTGTTAGCTGACCCTTCGCCAGATGTAAGTTGATATATAAGGCGGCATGTTATTATGAGCTTTGTTGTTACCAACACTGCTTATGGTAATAGTGTGTATGTGACTGCCAGCAGCTTTTGTGTTCCATTCTTTATTGTTGTTAGGTCCCCAAATAGTTGAGTTGCTATTGCCATTTGAATAGTTTGCGTCGCCGCGTGGAAGCATAATGCTGTGAGTATGATTGCCTGCATTCGCAAGGCTTCCTGTGTGAGCATGTTTCGGCATCTCATCGACAGGCAATTAGGCAGTACGTTTGAACATATATACCGCAACATAAGGCGGCATATTGTTGTGACTTCCGCTTCCACCAATACTGCTTACCGTCATGCTGTGAGTGTGGTTGCCATTGCTGCTTGTAGTTTGGTTAGACCAATAGTTGCTGCCGCCGTCGCCAGCATTTTGGTCGCTTCCTTGTGTAATTACTCGCAATGTATGCGTATGAGCGCCAGTTGAAGCGGCTGTAACGGTATGATTATGAGATGGACATTCATCGACAGACTAAGCCTTACGTTTCCAAATATAACAAGCAATATATGGAGCAATGTTGTTGTGAGCTTGCCCGCCACCAGTATTTGCGATAGTAGAAGTATTTGAGTGGCTTCCTGCCGATTGTACTGGTTCAGATTTTATTTGAATATCATTGCTTCTACCTTTGTGAACAGCACCGTTATATTCGCCCCAAGAATCGCCTAACGAGGAACTTAACGCAATATTGTGTTTATGCCCGCCAGTGTTGCTTACAGAAGCTGTATGTTTGTGGGCGGGCATTTCATCGACAGTGAGAGTATGTGTAGCCTCGCCACCAGTAGAACCAGCCTCGTATTCCGTTCCCCAATCGCTCTCGCCTTCCGGGATAAGTACACGCCCGGCGGGCATTTTCTCCCAAGTGCCGCCGAACAAACTGCCGGGATTTGAGGAATTTACGCTCATATAAATAGAACCTACTGGGTAAATCATATCCAGCAGGTCCAGTTTGGTCAGTTTGGGCACTTCGGCCCACTCGCCATTACCTTTTAAAAATTTTTCGCGGTCTGTTATTTCCGGCGCTTTTACTAAACCCGCTGTACCAGCAGCGGTTGTGGTTGCTCCAGTGTATACCGGCACGCTCTTTAAATAAGTTGTGTTAATCGGGTTGCCGTCAACATCCAATACAGCCTTATTGGCTTTCGGCACCGTAATCTCGGCACCGCTATAATCGTAAATCTGTTTCCATGTCGCAAGGTCGCTTTGCAGTTGGTATACCTTGCTTTGGTCTGTGCGGTTGCATTTCATGCCCGCATAAAGGTTATTTGTCGGAAATGCCGTGCCGCTAAAATCAGTGATAATGCTTTCCATATTGTCATTAATGGTTTGCCTATCATTACTGATTAACCCGGTAGGCAACAAAGGATTATAGTCTTGCATTTCGTCACCTCACAAAACTAAATATTTATTTTAATTAAATTGGACTATTGGAGAGTTACCGTCCCATACTCACACTCGCGGCACAATGAATATTACCGGCAGTATAAACTTTGAGCCAAACATAGCCACCAATCTTGGAGGCAGTGAGCAAAATGCAATTATTGGCAATGGTAGTGGTGCATTAAAAGCAACTTATTCCAATGTCACACAAGTAGTAGCACAAGACAGTACAGCGACTTGGTATCACGATAATGGTTTTGAATTAAATGCAGCCGACAACTGGACTGGTGAAACCAGTTCAGTCGGCGAAGGTAATTCGCACAATAATTTGCCGCCGTACTTATCCGTTTACCTGTTCAAACGTGTGTCGTAGTGGCTATTGGTGAAATGCCCTCTCATCAGCATGAAGCTAACGATATAACTGATGAACGTACAGATTATTATTTTTACTTGGTCAGAAATATAAGCGATAACTGGGTTAAACGCATTAAGGTTAATTCTGTTTCGGACGGAACTTATACAGTTTTAGCGGCTAATACATCTACCAGTGGAAGTTACGGCGAATATGATGTGACTACTTCTATACGCACAAAGGCGACTGGTGGAGGTTTGTCACATAACAATTTGCAGCCATACCTAAGCGTATTTTTGTGGCAAAGGTTGGCGTAGCCTCTATTGGAGAATTGCCTGCGCACAACCATCAAATAGTTATGCCACCTCGTTTATTTAACGAACGAGACATTACACAAACTTCAATAATTTGTATACATGATAATCAATCGACAAATCGAATGACTTATAGCACGACACCCGCTGGGGACGGTCAGCCCCACAACAATATGCCCCCATATCTTGCAGTGTATCTTTTTAAACGCACCGCATAGCTATTGGAGAAATGCCGGGTCACACACATGAACGCGGGACGATGAACATTACTGGCACAATTATAAAATCCTCGATTTCAGGATATGTAGACGGCGCACCTATGAGCGGCACAGGCGCTTTTACAACACTAAAAGGCAACCAATGGTTCAACGGTCCAAGTAATGGCGCTGAAAAGAACGGAAATTACGGTGCAAGTTTCGACGCATCTAAAACTTGGACGGGCGAAACTTCAAGCGTTGGCGGCAATGCTGCTCATAGCCTTATGCAGCCGTTTTTAAGCGTTTTTATGTGGCGTAGGACTAACTGACCCTTTTCCATAAGAAAACGGCTATATAGGGCTGTATGTTGTTGTGGGCAGTGCCAGAGCCAGTGTTGGCAGTAGTTGCGTTATAACCAATATCAGCATTGCCACCACTGTCAGAAGCAGTGTATTGGGCGCATATCGTATATATGTTGCTGCTTGTAGATGTTGCGACTTGCTGACTTCTTGTTGTATCTAAAGCAAGATGGCGATAAACAGCAAAGCAATAATCTGTATAAGCAGAGCTATCTTGGTTAATTGCACCGTGGCTATGACTCGGTAATTCTCCAATAGTGAGTGTATGCGTTGCTTCGCCGCCGGTGCTTCCTGCGGCATAAGTAGTGCCCCACGTCGATGTGCCTTGCGCTAAAAGTACACGTCCGGCGGGCAGTGCTTCCCATGTTCCGCCGAAAAGCGTACCGGGATTGGTAGATGCCGTTGAAGCGTAAATGCTGCCGACCGGGTACATTTTAAGCATTAGCGCAGATATTACTGCGTCCGTCAGTCCTGCGGCAGTAGCGGCATTGGTAGCGTTTGTTGCATTGTCAGCGGTTGTGGCGTGGTCGGCATTGGTAGCGTTTGTTGCATTGTCAGCGATTGTGGCGTGGTCGGCATTGGTAGCGTGCGGCACGCTGTCGGGTATTTCCGGCAGCCACGTTGTTAAGTCGCCCTGCAAGCGGTACAGCTTCTGTTCGTCTGTACGGTAACAGGTCATAAACGCAAATAAATTTGTAGTCGGAAATGCAGCTCCAGCAAAATCGCTGGCAATAGATTTTAAAGAATCATTTATAACTTCCGGGGCCTCGGCCACCAGAGTATCGTCAGATAACAAACCAAAACTTTGCATTTTTTCACCTCTCAATATCCTGTGGCCTGCCAAGTAATAAGCCCGGTCACAAGCTGTCCGGCGTCATTTACAAGCTGCACCTCAAAGCCTGTCTTATCCATGCTGGTAATGTATGGCGTCACAACACCGTCACCTGTATTGCCGCCACGCAAGTTTACATTTACTTCCGGCACGATATAAAACTGTTTGGTAAAGTTAATTCTCGTCGGTGCAGCAGTATCAGTAATGTTGGCCGTGCCTCTGTCTTGTGTGTCGGGTATATCAACGTGCATAATCACATTGCTTACCGAAGGTTTGGTCTGCGCGGCAATCGCATTAATTACAATACGCACCAGCGCGTCCTGATATTCGTATTCGCCTACTTTAAAGTCCATAAAAGACGTATAACCCGGCGCAGTCTGTGTCGCTTCATTAAACTCATCAAGGCTCATATCGCCTTCTGTTATGGCAATGTTGCTTATTACCCCGCCACAGGCTTGCAAAAATGCGTCATACAGCGCGGCGTTGTCCTTCTTCAACAACTCCATTGCCTTCATAACTTCATCGCTTACAGCAGCATTTTCCATAAAATCGCGGCGGAATAAAGCCGTTCTTTCAAAAGCGTCCGTAATTGCCGTTTCTTCCGCCTTCGCAAGCGCTATGGTTTTTTGCGGTATAACCTCGTCAGCGTCTACCGCTTCAAAAAACCATTTTTTCAGTTTTCTGCTTGTTTCATCAGATAGTACTGCGGCTTCTTTAAAGTCCAATTTGAATTTAGCCGAACGCGTCATTACATCGGCCACGTTCAAAAGTTCCGTCGGCACTTTGCGCACATTGCGCAGCACCTTTCTTTCAGCAACGCCGAATTTTTCAGCAACGCCTCGCGTCAATAACTTCTGGGGCGTATCGCTGACGGCTAAGTTTTCGCCAAAGTTCAGCTTAAATTGAATATAATCCCAATAGCTTTCGGTAACGGCAGCAGTTTCGCTAATTACTTTTTCAGCCGTTTTGCTGTGTTGTTCTGCAATCACTGCTGCTTCTTTTTTCTTTATTTTCGATGTTTTGGTCGCCGTATCAGTCAAAGCAGTTTCTTCTTCGACATCAACCGTAAACACCGTCGTGCCCGCCATGTTCCATGTCTTAATAAACTGCTCCCATGTCAGCGGGCAATTTTGCCAAGAATAATTCTGTAAATCGTAGCTTTGAAAAGTGTTCTCATAGGCGCTGAACGGCTGTGTTAAATCGCCTAATTTAAGCGAACCGTTATTAAAATCTAAATTAGATGTAACTTGTACGCCCATGCAATCACCTGTTAGCTAAGAGTAAACTGGAAGTTAAGAGTTACCGTATCGTCAGCGGCCTTGTTTACAACCGCAAAAGTAACTCTGTCAATAAAAGTACCGGCGCTGGCAGCATTGCAAACACCAGCTTCGGTAATTGCACCGGTAGCTTCGCCGGGATTAAAAGTAGTAGTAAAGGTAAAAATTTTAGTTCCCGCTGTGTGCTGATAATTTGCTGCTTTGCGCGCAAGTTCAGTAACAAGCGCAGTCTGCGTTGCAGCAACCGCGGTAGTACCTGTACCTACTGCAATATGGCTCATAACATTCGGGCGAGAAGCAGATTTGCCAATGGCATCGGCAATAAAATCAAAACCTGCATTAAGAATAAGGTTATCTTTACGGCGAACTTCCACACTTCCATCTGATTTACGGTGGGTAATTACCAATGCACCTTTAATATGAGCAAACTCTTGTACTCCGTTTTTGTTTTCGTCCATTTTTTCACCTCATAAAAATAGCCGCTAATTAACCGGCTTAAATAATTACAGGGTACGCGGCCAGCTTATTCAAAATTCCAAGCGGCTCCGCGTCAGTCTGTGCGTATTCGGTTTGATTTTTGTTCAAATAGTTTATATACAGGCACCTTGCGTTGCTTCCCTGACTGATTCCAAACGTAAAATATCCCATGCCGCTAACAGTAAAACTAAACGGCACCCACAATTCTTTTCCGTCGCTTGAAAACAGGTAAAAACTTTTCAAGCGCTTGTCATAGCCAAGTGAAAGCCACTCGTTATTTTCGTTATACAGGGTTACAAACCGCGTATCGTTTAATTCTTCCGTCAACTTCACAAAGAAGATTAAATTAAATGTGCGCTGCATTTTTGAAGCATCGTAGCTAAGCCTTGTAAGAGGCCCTACATAAAGACCCTTAGCCCAGCGTCCCTGTCTGAAATCATCGGCGTGCTGCGATTCTTCCGGGCTTTCTTCATCCTCTGTTAAAAGTTCGCCGTCAAGCTGTGCATAAAACAGATTGTTTGTGCCAACGCCTTTGTAATAAGCAATTTCCTGCCTTATATTGGCACTGTCAACGTCGCCCAAAACACCGGCCCAATGGATATTGGCGTCCTGCCAAGCAACGGTATAATCTTCCCATGTCCATGTGTTGTTATCCGTTACGCTAAAGGCATTGTATTCCAGCCAGTTGCGGGCCTTGTATTCTTGGTCAAGCTCAACATTAAAAATATACTCACCATAAGTAGCGTCCGCCTCCAGCGTTACGCCGCTTAACACCGGGTCATAATATACATTCAGCTTGCTGCCGCTATACGCAGTGTCAGCTTGGTCAAATTCCAAAATAATGTTGCGGCTGATGTCGGTTTCCGTTGTCATAAACTGGTAAGCTGCGTTTTTGGAATAGTTACCGTGTTCGTCATAAGCCTTAACCATCAGGTAGTAGTCGCCACGGTTTGGGTACAAGCGGCGGTTTTTATCGTTGGTTGCCGTTCTAAAAAGCTCTGTGCCACGTTCCCAGCTTAACTCACTGCATACTTTTACAACATACTTCACGTTGTAAATGTTTATCGGGTCCCAGTAAAAGTCAAGTTCAGGCCCGTTGCGCTCTACCAGCAAGCCGGTTACATCAGGCAACACCAAATACAGTATGCCCTGCTCACCTTCACCAAACTGGTCAAAAAACGACACCTTAATCTGCTCAACGCCTTTAATATCATCACTGATAATATATACGTTGTCATAGGCGGTATACCGCTTATTATCAATATAAACGTACGCGCCAATGCAGTTGTTTGGAATTTCGCTAAAAGTAACCATTGTGCCATCCGCATTGGTGGTAATGGAAATATTAGTCGGCGCGTCCGGGCGCGGTTTGTTATATAAAATTTCCGCTGGATTGCTGTATAAACCATCTTGATTAAACGCATACAGATAAACGTGCCCGACAAAAGTAACCGGCATTGCCGTGCTGTAATTGTTGACCGTTCTTTCTAAAAGCCCGGTTTCTTCTCCAACGTATACATCGGTACGCAGTTCATAAAAAGCAAGACTGGCAATATCGCGGATATGGTCCCATGTAAACCTGCCGCCGTCCCTTGTAAATGTAAGGGTAAAATTGCGCGGCGTCTGTACTGCGCCGTCCGCCTCGTCGTCAATATCTTCCTGCGTAAAGCCATTGGCAAGGTTTACCTGTTTGGTGCTTTCAGCCAGGTAATCTTTTAACAGGCTCATAACATGCCTGCCGTCGCCCTGTATTACCGCAGGTAAATCCGGCACCTTCAAAGCGGTTGCTTTTTCTTCTTCTGTTGTTTCGGTATCTTCCGCAAAAGTAGAAATATCTCTTTCGCTCACGGCTCTCACCAACTTATCAGGTCATACTCATAGCAGTAGCAATGGCGTTTTGCAGGTCAGTTAATAGATTGGTGTCCTGCGAAATATCGTACTCATTTTCGTTCAGGGCCAGCATAATCGCGTAGCGCACCACAATTTCATTAATGCTGTCATGGTCATAGGGAAATTCATCTGTCGAATCCTCCAATAGCGCCGGTGTCGCAAAATACCTAAAACGTACATACTCGCTGCCGTCCACAATCTCGGCTTTGCCTGCAGTCATGCGCAGCGGATAAGTGCCTGCTGCCTGCACATAATTTTTCGGCAGCGTGTCGCCGTCATGTACTATAACCTCCTGCGTCATTGCAGGGTAGCGCCCCTGTATTAACAGCGCCGCTATACGCTGCAAGCTGTTATTTAAAAACTCTATGCAGCGTTCGTCGCTGTATTCTTCCGATATATCGTGTCCTGCCGCCCTAATGCGGCTGATGGCTTGCTGTACCGTAATCATTACCAATACCTCCATCAGCAATAAAACGGCATACGCATTCGCGCATTGTTGTATTTGCGGCGCGGAATAATCGCATTAGCCGTGCTGTCAATGGTTTTAAGTAAAATATCGTTTTCGGCCTGATTAAGTATCATGCCGGTAACTTTAATAATCAGGTCAAGGCAGAATGCAGGCAAATCGATAATATCTTCGTCAAAATCCTTAATGCTGCCGATACTTTTTTTATAGGTCAGATAAAACGCTGGCACGCCGGCATAAATCTTACCGCCCAAAACTTTATACTGCTTTGGGTTGGGAACGTTGGTAACATCTATCGGGTAAAGCGGGTAACCGTCAAAAGCGCGTGTAACACCACTTACAACTTGGTAATCCTCCGGCAGCTCCACGCCGTCTTTCTTAAAACTAATCAGCGGCTGCTGCTCATCCTCCGGCAAATCCTCATTCGCCGCTGCAATTTCCTTGTTTATTTCTTCTTCGCTGTAATATTTAACAGCGTCCAAAAAATCACTGTTTTGTAATGCCTGCGACTGCACAATATAGCGCAGCGCCTCATTCAAAGCATTTTTAATATCATAATCGCTAAACTTAATTTCGTTGTGGTCCTGCTGTTTAAAGCGCACCAAATGCAAAACTTCTTTAGCTGCAATGCTCATATTAACACCGCCCTATGCCCGCGCCAGTATTTCGTTTTCTTATTACCGGCAAAAGCAGGGAATAATTCAAAAAATTTCATCATGTAATAATCGTGCTTGCCTTGGTCGCCATGCCTTAAAGCTCTGCGCGCCTCCATCAACCACGGATTAAAATTAAACATTTCTTCCGGAATATACCCTAAAAGCCTGCACTCGCCGTTCTTATCGCCAAAGCGGCCGCTTTCGTTCAGTTCGCGCGACATTCGCGCCATATCAAGCGCGTGTTGTGCACTACAATAGTTTCTAAGCCTTACATTGCCTTTTTCATCTGTCTGTAATTCCTGTTTAACAATCAATAGCTTCACCGCCTTATAAACAAAAAAGAGCAGGAAAAATAACTTCTCCTGCTCTTAATGTTCAGTTGCCTTAAAACTTGATGTCGATAATCGCGCCGCTGGACTGAGGTGCAGTTGCCTGCAAGCCGCAGTCAGCTTCAATAACGAACTTATCATAAGTACCGGTTTTGGCAAGGTTCGGTACTTCGTGAGTACGGCTGAGCCATTTCATATCCCAATACTGCAGGTCAAGAATATCCATGCGGGTATCAGGGTACATCATATGAGCGTGAGCATTTACTACGCCGAAGTCACTCTCATAAACAGTAGCCGCGTCATTGTAATTAGCTTTGTCGGTGGCTTTGCGGTTAGCCTGAATATTAGCATTAACAAGGTTACTAAAGTTGCGCTTGTTACGCAGGCTCATATAAGCCTGATTGCCGTGGCCACCGCGGCGGTAAATCATTTCCATAACGGTATTAATATCGTCAAGGCTAAAGTCTTTGCTGCCGCCCAAAGATACTACGTTGCGTCTAATCATGGTCAAACCGGTGCCGGTAGTGGTCGGTTTAATCTCTGCGCTGGCAGTACCTTTCACCGCGTCGTTCATATCACGGTACAGTTTGAATTTGTTTTTAGCTTCTGCTGCGTCAGTTTCAATGCGAATGTAATAGCAGCGGTTAGCCTCCAAACCGGTCGGCATGGTAGTTGCGGTGAAGTAAACAAAGTCGCCGGTTTTAAGGTCAATCGGGTGAGTGTCCTTGTTTACATTGGTCAAAGTAACTACACCGCCGGTAGTTTCAACGGTTGCCGGTTCTGCATAAGTCTGCAAAAAGTACGGTACACCGCCGCTGCGTGCCGGTTTAGTGCCCGGAGTTTCAAAGCAGCTTTCCATGCTGTTAACCAGCATAAACTCAATGTCGTCGCCCTGAGAACGGATTGCTCTGTCCACAGCAGCGTCAAATTCATTGGTGCCGCGGCGGAATACTTTTTTAATGCGCTTCTGGGTATCGGTTACAAAGCCGGTATTTTGGAAGTGCTGGATGAAGTTGCGGAGCCCTTCCTGGCTGTCAATTTCCGCAAAAGCGTATTCCTCTTTTTCAAGATGAGCATTGTCCTGAGGCGGACGCATACGCTCGGTAAACCAAGAAAAATCAGTGCTGATGGCATCATCGGCGGTGCCGAAAGCACTCAAAAACTTGGTTCTGTCCGGGTCGATATTCACAAGAATATCGGATAAATCCTCGGCGTTGCCAACACTCTCATAAGAATAAGAGCCGCTGGCACCGGGGCCAAGATTGCGAACATTATCATTTGCCATCTTAAATAATCACTCTCCTATTTTTTTATTTATAAAACTGCTCCCGGCGTATGAAGCAGATTTTATCTGTTTTTCCTCTGCCTTTCGGCAACCATTTTGCCAACAATAGAACGTACATCTTTATAGTTACTTGCTTTTCTAAGGTCGGCAACGGTAGTGTAGTGCGGCTGCTGCGCACCGGTGCCCGGAGTTTCCACTCTCGGCACCGCCGGTGACGGTGACGGCATAACACTTAAACCATTTTTCTGCGCATAATAAACCTTGCGGCTTTCATCGTAGTATTCCTGTAAAGCCTGCGCCTGCTGTACATTAATGTTTCCGCGCTGGTAAGCACCAATAGCGTCGGCATATTTGCTTGCCTTATCGTACGGCATGGTTTTATAAAGGTTTGCCATTAAAACGTTAATGCCCTCAAACTCCGGTTCACTGCTGCGGTATTCGGCAACTTTATTGTCAATATCAGCATAAATCTGGCGTTGTGCCTGCTGTCTTGCGTAAGCCTGCTGCTGTTGCTGTTTAACAGCTTCAACAATGCTATTGCGCTGCCATACAAGCGCTGTGTCAAACTGTTTGGCTTTCTGCCTAAGCGTTTCATCATCGCTGTAATCTGCGCTTTCCAGTTCTTCTTCGGTAATGCCTACTGCTTTCAACGCATTTTCGCGCGCCGCTTGTTCTACCTTCATAAAAAACTCATTACGGGCCGCTGCCTGCGATTGCAAAGGAGGCTGTCCTGTTGCGGTAATCTGTGCCGCGTTCTGTGCTGCCTGCTGCTGTGCAAGCATTGCATTTCTAATCTGCGCATACTGCCCGGCAAATTCAAGCGGAATACGCCTTGCGTCTACGGTGTTAGTGCGGATAGCGTCCATAACTTCCGCCATATTCCTATACGGCTCCGGCATTTGCGACTGCTGCTGCGGGTTTGCAAACAGCGGCGTTGCCGGTGCTTGCTGCTGTACTGCGGCAGCCTGCTGGGCCGGTACTTCTGGTTTATTCTCTGCCTGCTGCGGTGCTGCTGGTTTCGGTTCAGTCTGTTGCGCCGGCACTGCATTATCTTGTTGTGCCGGTTCCGGCTCTTTTCCGGCAAGCATTACAACCTTACGGCGGTTGGTGCGTGGGTCTACTTCAATAGCATAAGTTTTCGCACTACTGTCATTACTTGCTGTGTCGCCGGTATAATCGGCGCCGCCATTATCGGCAGCAACATTTACTTCCGCCGGTGCACCAGCGTCCGGTGCCGTGGCTCCGGCTGCTACATCGCCATCGGCGTGCAGCTGTAATTTAAGCTCAAAATCATTCTTTGGCATTTTGTCCTCCCTGTTTCATACGTTGTAATTTACGCTCCGCTTCCTTGCCTGCCGCTACCAGCATTTTAATTTTTTGGTTAAATGCCAGTGCGGCTGTATATTCATAACGCAGTGCCAACAAATCGGTATCAGCGTTTGCCAGTTTAGCTAAAGCATAATCTTCGGCATCCGCTAATACATCATCAGCAAACTTAATTGCCGCTTCCGCCAACCGGCCCTGCTCCACTTGTTCTAACAGCTTCGCCCGGCGCTCTGCCTGCCGCTGCTCCGGCGTTTGTTCCGGGTTGCGGATTAATGTTCTGCTGCGCCGCGCCATTCTGCGCAGGCGGCCTGCGCCTGTCGTTACGTTCATCATTAAGCAGCTCCTTTGCAATAAGCTCGCCGGTATCTGCGCCTAAACCAATGGTCTGCAAAAGCGTCTGGCGGCTTGTAATCGGTAAATCTTCGTATTTTATAGAAATGCGCGGCAATACAGCTTTCAGCAGTTCTACTTGATGTTCGCGCTCTTGCTGCTGCATTTGCGTCTGTAAAAGCTGCTGTTGCTGCTGTGCAGCCATTTGCCGTTTCTGCTGTCCTTCCGGCGACTGCGGGTCTTGCAAAAACGCCATTGTAGAACGCAAGCCCATTTCTTCCAGTAAATCCTTCGCCGCGTTATAAATGGTTTTCTCATCGGCAATCCCCGCCTGCGTAAGCATTGGTATCAGCTGATTAATAAGTATCATCAGGTACTGAATACGCGCTTCCCTTGTGCCTGCGCCAGCGCCAACGTTGATAATAAGGTCATAATCAATGTCCAAATCCTCGCGGCGTATCTGCACGTTTTCATTGTTGATACGGAACATTTCCTCATCGCGCAAATACTTTTGGTCAAGTAATATAATCGCCTTAACCAGCGGCACATAAAAGTTTTCAGCAATGCTGCGGGCAATAAGTTTTGTTCTTTTGTCCGCTGCGCCCATAATAGCTGTAATGCCGGTAGCAGTTTTGTTTAAGCTATTGCTGTCAAGGCCTTGGTTATACTTTGTGCTGCCGGTCTGGCTTTCAATTTCATTCTGCGCATACTCTAAAAGCGTCATTGTTTGCGGTGAAAGCTGCGGCGTGTTAATCGCATAAACATAATTAGCCAGCGGCCCATTTGTGCCGTTGGCTGCAATAATTTCATCGCCGTCGATTAAAGCGTCCATATCAAGATGTGCTGCGTCAACAATTCGCTGTCCCGCGTTTTGCTGCGCCACGTTAATTATCATCTGCTTTACAAGCGCCGTTTTAAGGTCTTGGTGCATTTCAATCGTGTCGGCATAACTGTAATCGCTAAAAATCTTATTAGCGTCATACTTCACGCAGCACGGAAAGAACGGCACAAACTCAAACTCGTTAAGTGCAATACGCAAAGGTATATCATCAACCATGTGCACAATAACCTTTTCCATAATGCCGTCGTTGTTATAATCAACGTCAAGGTATGCCTCGATAAGCTCCACCTGCGTGCTTGCCATATCGCTATCGTTAAGGTCATGCCGCATTCTGCGCAGTTCATCGTTTATATCTTCTTCGTAAGGTCTTGGGTTGGTATCGCCCTGCTTCTTAATAGCCTCATCAACGTTCCGGAATGTGCCCTCTTTTTCCTTGCGTTTTAAATAATCGCCGGTTACTACCTTGCGGTGTGCCACAAACTTGCACTCCTGCAAAGTCGCCGCTTCCGGCGTAAACAACAATTCCGAAGGCGGCATAAACTCCACTACCGGGTAATTTGCCGTTACGGTAATGCGGTCAAAAACAATCTTTAACAGGTCAGGCGCGTCTTTTAGCGGCTCCATTTTCTTAACTTCAATATTGCCCTTGGCATATTCTTCCAAAAGGCTTACCGCCGCCATAATATCGTTTTCCGCCAATAATACTTGATATTCCTCGCGCTTTTCCTCGTGCTTCCAATAGGTTTTAGCAATACCGAAGTTGCTGCGCAGTGCTTCTTCAAGGCTATAATCCATTAAACTGAAAAAGCTGTTCTTGCGTTCCAGCTGGTACTTAACAATGTTTTGCAGCAGCTTGGCCTTTTTATCATCGTCTACATCAACGCCCTTAATGTCCACCGGGTCGTCGCCGCCGGTAAACGCTTCCATAAGCCCCGGTTTAATCCAGTCAGCCGCCGTCTGCACATCACGGCTGCGCCAATCGGTTTTTTCGCTAAGACGCGGAAACTTCTCCCGATAATACTCTTTATCAGCGTTATATATCTTTGTGCGCTCTTTTATTTCCGGTTCCACAGTATCATCATAATACTGCTTTGCGATGTTCTTGCCAGCGGTAGCAGCCTTCATAATCTTGTCAATCTCGCGTTTAGAAAGCGTTTTCAGGCTTACTTCCTTCGTTTCTTTCTGAACCGGCAGCATAGACAGTATATTTGCCGGTTGCTGCGCTGTTACAAGTTCATTCGCCTGCGTAAGCGTTTGGTTTAAGTTGTTTTCCATTCAACAACCCACCTTTATCCAAAATATTCAACAAGCGTTACGCTGCCGCCGGTAACATACAGCTTTGTATTGGAATATACCGGCAAGAGCTTACTTTCGCCTGCTGCCACCGGCATACCATTTTGGGCCGTTACCTCGTCGCTGCCGCCAACATATACCGGCGCGTCGCCGCTGTTAATTACTTCAACCGCATGCCTGCCGGAACGTAAGCCGCTTGCCACATCAACACTTGCCAATAACGTGGCTGCGCTCGTGCCATCGACGGTACATGCCAAAATATCCTTAACCGGCTTTAAAAAAGTACCCATAACTTCAAACCTCCTCTTACATGCTGCCAGCCTTGCGTATCCTACCGGCACGCTTAGCCGCTTTAAACTTCGTTTCAAACTTGTCCGGTATTACCGGCATAGCAAAAGTTAAAGCCAGTGCGTCCGCCCTGTTCGGGCTCGGTACACCGCGCTTTTTCATCATTTCCTTTTTTTCAAGCTGTATCAGCCCTTTTTCGTTTACCCACGCCATCGGGCCTATTAAGTCAGCTTTTAATTTATCGTCATATTCAATAGCGCCGCCATCAATCAGCCATTGCTTCATCTTTGCCCACATCTGCACGCGGTTGTTTAAATATCCCTCGCCGGTAAAATCCGTACCGCCAAAAGCTATAACTTGCCAGTTACGGCCCATAACCTTGCCAAAAGATTGCAGGCCCATACCGCAGCCTTTATCTATCATCACTGCGTCAGCCCGGTATTGGTCCTCGAAGTCTGCCAATATGCGCGCCATCATGCCGTCATTATCATTCTTTGGCCATATACCCAGCAGCTTACTGTAAAGCCCCTGCCGCAGGTACATAGCAAAATCATCATCGCCGTCATACGCAGGGTCTACGCCGATAATAACCGGCGCAAATTCATAACTACCCGGCTTTAAGTTTTCGTAACGCTGCATTGCCGTTTCCACAATATCCATGCCGATAAACTGCATATCGCTTGCCAGCGGAAACTCGCCCAGCACGCGCACGCGGTAAACATCGCTGTCCTTGCCGTACTCGTTGGCAATGCTGTCAATATATGCCTGCGATACTCGCGGGCTTTCTTCGCCGTTAAAAGTCAGTGTCTGCCATAAATTACGGTTTTTATTATGACTGGCGTAGAAATACCCGGTAGTCTGCGTAGGGTTACTTGCCATTGCCACGCGTGCATTTTCCGCAGAAAGCGAAGAACCGGCGGCGATGAATACTTCCTCCGCTACACCGGACGCTTCGTCAATTAAAAACAAAATGTTATCAGCGTGTATGCCTTGCAGCGCTTCCGGCTTGTCCTTACTTGCTGTTCTTGCCATTGCAAAGCTGCCTGTTTCGCTGGTAAAGTGGTCACTGGTCCATTCAAACAAATCATGCAACTGCGGCGGCAGCAAATTCCACCACATTTTAAGTTCGGCCCACAAAGCGTCTTTGAGCTGCGCAGCCGTCGGTGCCGTTACCGGCACTTTAGCTTTATCGTAACAAATCAAAAACCAATGTATTACCCACGCCAGCCCAGTAGTTTTGCCGGTGCCGTGGCCGCTTTTAATACTTACCTTTGCGCCGGGCTTTGCAATCGCCCGCAAAAACTGCTTCTGCTGCTCCGTTGGCTCAACGCCCCATACTTCTTTAACAAACTTAACAGGGTCTTTACGCCATTCCGGTATCTTCTTTTTTAAGAATAAAGCGTCATCCTGTGTCAGCATCGTCGTCAATCTCTTTTATAATATCCGCCAAGCTGCGCGTTACCTGCACTTCGTGCTTCTGTATATACAGCCCGTCCATCTTGTTTAAAGTATCAATAGCACGTATAGCAGCGTTTAAATCCTCGCCATTATTGGCAATCTGCGTCAATAGTACCTGCCGTTCGTCTATATTCATAATACGGTAATGCTTCTCCCGTTGGCTTAACCGCTTAATTTCAGCGATAATGTCAGGTTTTGTTAAGTTTTCATTGGCAATAGAACGTGCACTTCTTTCCGGGTAACCAGCTCTTATTGCAGCCAAAGTACCATTGCCACTTGCCGCATATTCCTCGCAAAACTTTTGCTGTTTCGGTGTAAGCTTTTTATTCGCCATCAGTACATCACCAAACTTTATTAAGCGCCTTACGGCGCCGACAACCACCACAAGCGGCTAAAGCCGCCTCCATATTTGCCTTGTAAGCGTTTTTTACAAGGCGGTCTATATAATTACACCTGCCGTTTTGTGCGCAAATCCTGATTAAAGCGGATTTTTACCCATTCCGGCAAGATGTCGTCAAGGTCTTTCTTAAAGATAAAATATAGATTGTAATTAAGCCATTTACCGTTAAAAAAGTAAATCGGGTTAATATAATACTGCGTTTCAAAGTTCCTGCCTATCTGCACCTTAACGCGGCCAATAATACGCCAGTCAATCATCTTACGCAAAAAGCCTGCTGCCTGCCGCTGGCTGATGTTTAAATACGCGGCTATGCGTTCTACCGTCATAGCCTTTATCACATTACCGCTGCGGTAGCAGATTAAATTACTGCCCTTATGCGTTGTTAAAGATAAACGGTACACGCGCGCGGTTTCCGTTTCTGATAATTCTTTCGGCAGCCCATATCCTTTAAAACTCTTTACAGCCTCTTTATTGCACCAAAACAGATAACCGTTATCATCATCGAAGTACCTTACAGTGCGTGTAGACGCCCTTACAATCTCTCCATCTTCGTTAACTTGTTGGTTTATAAAACGTGTTACTTTAGTCAATTAAAATGTCCCCCAAGTTACGAGATTTTTTTACACTTTTTGTGTAATATGCAAAAACACCGGCAACAGCAGTGTTTACCGGTGTTTCAGCGATTTTTTATGTTCAATTTTGCTCAGACGTTTATATATATAATATATAAACCTTTGAGCAAACCATTCATTCGGGTGCAGCCCTGCGTCAAACTCTGATTGCCCCAAAACGCAGGACTGCTGCGGGTCTATATTACAAAGGAGGCCTATCCCCCGTGGGATAGCAAACACCGGGTAGGGGAAAGGAAAAGCGCTACCCGATGTGCAAAAAATATGTAAGCAACCGGACAGCAGGTATATGCCGCGATACCTGCGCCGGGGTGTAAGTGCCCGTAGGCATACTTACTTGGCCATTACGCTTGGCTCCAAATTTGGTGCGGTGGTTGGATTTGAACCAACGGCCTCTCGATTAAAAATCGAGCGAGCACTCCTACTGCTCCACACCGCATTTAATGGCGGAAGGTGCGGGAATCGAACCCACAAACCGATAAACCGGTTGACGGCTTAGCAAACCGCTGCGCTACCATTACGCCAACCTTCCGTGCAAATAAAAAAGGCAGATAGCTATTACAGTTATCTGCCTAATTATTAAGTTATGTGCGGCCATAAGCGATGTGCCGCACGTCACGCGGAATAAGTACATAAGCGCGTGAACCTTATGTACTTAGCTGTAACCAAAGGGAATTATTGTTGTACGTTGACTGTGTTGGAACCTTTGGCAGTTCAGCAAAATAGCGGTAAATGTTTCTCACACTTACCGCTATTATAGTATATAGTATATATCATTTTTAAGTAAAAGTCCCGGACTATTTTGTAAAATATTTGTGAATTTTAGTTCATGATTTCTTTTACCAATTCTAAACACTGCTTCAACTTTTCGTTAGCTTCCAGCAATTTTTCTTTATTGTGCACTACCCTTTGTGGATAGGTTTCAATAAATTTTAATTTTGCTTTAAGTTCGATAAGCATATTTGTATATTCTGTGCAGTTTTCTTGAAATTCCATCACAGCAATATTTGCTGGCGTATATTCTTTTAAATAATTATCTCCGCCAACTTGCCATCCACTTTTTAAAAACTGGCATTTGTAGCCGTCTTTAAACGAGATATTTATACGTCCCGTTTTGGTAATTGATTCAACAAAACCTTCCCTATAAAACGTTTGACGCGCCGTTCTTCCTCCGAAAACGCCAATTACTTTATCTCCAATTTTTAAATCCATGTTACCTCCCTACTACAATAAGCCCCAATCCCGTTGCGGCCCCTTCGGCAAAACGCATAACATTAGCTATCATAGCATGATACTGACTTTTCCGTATCTTGATTTTACATATAATTTCCTCACGTGTCAAACACTCGCTGTACCGCATTTTAAACAATGCGCCAGAAGCTGTACCGTTAAAGTAGTCACGCGTGTATTGTATAACTTTTAGCCATTTTTCCGGATGCCGGAGCGTTATGCTGTTGCGGCGTCCGCAGGTTTTGGCACCGTATTCAATAATAACAGCCGGTACTTCCAACGCCTTGCGTATAGCGTTCTGCGCCGTTGGGTCTGATACACGGCAATGCCCGCTTCCACCGCCGCCTGTTTTGGGCAGGCAGCCATCCTCGCGCTTTTCAAAAACCGCCTGTTTTATTTCTTTTTCGTGATAAAAAACAAATTCGATTAGTTCCTTGTTATTCACTTACCCTGCCCTCCCAGCCAAATTATACTTCTTTACGCACAATCTTAAACAGCTTCCACGGCTCTCGTATGCTGTCAATTAATTCATTATACCGTTGTTGGTCTTTGACTTCCCCTTGCCACCATTGGCAGCAGGAATCTTGTGGGTCAACATCAGTATATAAATCCTGCAATGCGCAGTACGGTTTACTGCCGTCGCCATCGTCAAGCATATATATGCAGTTACCGCAAATTTTAACCATTGCTCTGCTCCTGTTCGTGGCAATACCGCATATAAGCCATTATAGCGCTGTACACGATAATATCATCTAAACTCTCATCGCCCTTGTCAGCGTCAATGCCGTTACGCTCAATGTGTACAACGTGTTTTCGGCGGTAGTTTTTGGCTTCTTCGTACATTTCCGCATAGCTATCGTTGCCAGCACGCAGCAACGCTCCGGCCCTAAAATTCGCCAGCGGGTCAGCGCCTACACTGTACTGCTGATTTTTGCGCCGGAACAGCTCTTTTACTTCGTCCAGTTTGTTGCAAACATAATCAACAAAGTTGTTTGCTTTTTTATACCCCTCACCCAGCGTAAGAATAGTTGCTCCTTTTACTCTTATTCGGTAATTATAAATTCCGTCAATTTCATAAGCGGCTTCAACTTTGCCCATTCCGTCTTCCGGTGTCATTACCATATCGCCAACTTTAAACTTCGGTTCACTCATTTTTCTACCTCCTAATGTGTTTTATATTTATGTCCACGCCTTTTTCTTTTAGCATTTTAAGACACACAAGCATGGTTTTTAACAGCACTTCCAGTTCATCGTTATACGGCTGCAAAAACTGTACTTTTAGCAGCCCTTTGTTATCGTCCGTTTCATGTTTGACCGGTAGCTTTAATATCCGTTCAGCGCCCACAAGCGGAAACTGTGTAACCATCGAAACAGCTGCACAACTAATAGCGGTATCTGTATGCCCCGATGCTTCATAACCGATAATTGTATTACAATCATTGCGGCGTATAATAACATTAATCATTTTCTGCCTCCTTCGGGTAAATAACTACTTCCACAGGCTTACCCAGCTCGCGCATTTGCTGTATCATGTTCTGCGTCCCACGGCTTTTGCCGTCCCAAAATACTATTGCAGCGTCCGCGTATTCCGCCATCTGCCTGTTACGGCGTGGGCCTGCGCTTCTACCGTACTTTTTCCAGTCCGCCGGAAATACTTTAAAAGGTATACCTGCTTCCGTTGCATACCTTACGGCCAGTGTATCAGCGCCCGGAGCACCGCCGCTTACAATTTCCTCATTCCAGTCTATTATCCAGCAGTGGCGCTTCATAAACAGTTGTGCAATAACGCTTCTTAGCAGTTCATAATCGTTAAAACTCCGTGTACCGGCAACAATCAGTTTAAACTTTTCGCTCATAAAAACAACTCCCGTTCCTGCTCGGTAAACTTTCGGCGTGCGTCCTCGTCTGTATATCCGTTCGGCATAAAGATTTTTGGCTCGTCCCTTGTCATGAACTCGCATTGCCCGTCTTGTACATCTTCCCTTGCAATCGGTACGCCTAAACGGTGGAACATTGCACGATATGGGCAATCTTTAACGTATTTACCTTGCGGGCAAGCACCGCAGCCAATTAAAGCCAGTTCGGCAACCATCTCTAAATCATCTGACGATATTGTTTGCAGCGGGCTTTTATTGTTTTTGCCAACTCTTACAGGGTCTTTAGACTCCATTAGCATGCGTACATGTTTGTTTCTGCGTTCCACGCTGTCACGCGCCTTTTGGTCTAATGCTGTCATTCGTTCAACAATAACATTTTCCATCATCGTTGCCGCCATACGCATTTTCCTTGCCCATTCTTTTTCCATTTTGCTCTTGGCAGTCTTTTTGGTATTGGCAGCTATAATATCAAGTTTGCTCGCTAAAATGCCCACTTTCAAAGACTCTATAAGTGAATCAGCATTCATATAACTTTTAGCTTGCATTTACCTCACCTCAAAATGGTATTTCCTCGTCGCCAAAATCAGCCGTTTCAAAACCGTCCATAGGCGACGGCGGCGCAGTGTTTGCGCTGCCATTACCCGGCGTGTAGCCCTTACGTTCCAAAAATTCCACGCTATTTGCAACAACCTCGGTAACATAGCGTTTGCCGCCGTCCTTGGCGTCATAACTGCGGAGCTGCAAGCGTCCTTCTACCAACGCCCGGTGCCCTTTCGCAAGGCTGTTCCCGCATAATTCTGCGATTTTACCCCATACAACGATGTTGATAAAATCGGCTTCTCTCTGCCCGTCCTGATTAGTAAAAGGCCTGTCAACCGCAAGCGTAAACTGGCATACAACCTTGCCGGAAGTGGTATAACGTACATCACAATCGCGTGTTAAGCGGCCAGAAATTATTACTTTATTCATCTGCTTTTGCCCTCCTTGTTACTCTGCGTTTTGGTGCCGGTACTTCTTTCTCCGGTGCTTTTTCCTCCTGCTGTGCTTCTTTCTCCTGCGTTACTTCCGTATGGTTTTCCGAATGACTCGTCAGGTCTGATAACACCATTAAATACATATCTGCTTTTTCGTGCAGTTCCTTAATTTCTGCCAAAAAGGTTGACTTCTGCATATCGCCGTTGGCGTTTTTGCGTGCTACAATCCTTCCTGCAATCATTTCTATAATCTTTTCGCGTTCTGCTATGCAGATTTTTATTGCGTCACTTATCATTCTTTTACCTCCTCGTCCATCTCCGTACCGCAGTACCTACAAAACATATCAAACCAATCGCCGTAAGACCCACAAACAGAGCACTTATATTCTGCACATGCCTCGTCTTCTGTGCATTCTTTAGCAGGCCTCCAATAACCATGTTTACGTTCTTCGATAGTAGGATAGTTTTCTATTATTTCAATCATATCCATGGCCATTACATGGTGATTATAATTCCACAATCTCTTGCTGATGTCACAATAGGTATCATTTAGCCATTTGATTAAAGCGTCTGCGTCAATCAGCCGCATTATCCAACACCTCCGTCAGCGTAACTTCAATTCGTGGATTCATTTTATCCACATCCCAACTGTAACGCAGGTTGTTTACCTGCTGCCAGCCGTCATTTGGTATAATGCCCATTTTTTGCAGCGCGTCTAAAATAACTTTGCCACCAAAGCCGCTTATGTTATCTTTATCGCGCCGCCGGTCCTTTTCCACAAACTTAATCTCAATGTCGCAGCATTCAAAGTAGGTTCCTTTGCGCTTTTCCGCTATCATTTGCCACATGCACTGCTCCATTGCCGTTTTTTTCATAGCAGCCCCCGCCATACGGTGACGGCGGCAGGCTGCCTGATATTCATTCATACCTGGCAATCTGCCCGGTATGGTAAATTTAATCTGCTGCATTATCTCGTCCCTGTACTGCCAAAGCCACCAGTGCCGCGCTCGGTTTCTGAAAGTTCTTCAACTTCCACAAGGTCTGCGTCATATTTTTTGCGCAGTATCATCTGCGCAATACGGTCACCGGCTTTAATTAATGTTGCTGTTCCCACACATTTATACACCGGAGCACTAAATACAGTGCCGGAATGCGCGACTTTTCGTTCTTCGATTTTGCTTTCGTACATTGCTTTAACTTCCCCACGATAGTCACTATCTATAACGCCAATGCTGTTAGGCTGGCGAAGATTTGTTTTAAGCCCCGTACTGCTTCGCGGCACAATCTCCAAATAATAACCTTCCGGCGGTTCCGCCATAAATCCTAACCCTACAAGCACAGGAGCCGCTTTAACAATAGTATCTTCCCTCGCGAAGCAGTCCCACGCCGCTGCGTCTGCTGTTTTCTTTACCGGCATTTTGCCGCCGGGTAAAAGCTTAATTTTTACGATTTGTTTTTCCATTGATTAATCCTCCTCAATATCCGGCAGTAGTTCCGGGTTATTAAAAACATCACCTATAACCTCGATATACGGCATATTCAGCCTTGTAAGCATAAGCCCGTTTTTATTAACAAGCCTATACTCATAAAAGCCGCCCATGCCATTACCCTGTGTTTCGCTGCCTTTGCATTTTTTTACAACAGCAATTTTGTTGTCCATCTTTACAATGTCGTTGGTGTACACCGGCGTTCCTTGCCTTGTAATAAAGCCGGTAAACTCGCATATCGTTTCGGGCTTTACCATAATTCCGTCACCGTCCCTGCGCATAAAGCATACGCCTTCATCCGTGCTTACATCGCATACGCCCCAACCAAAAATAAAACCGTTTTTAGCTTCGGGGTCGAAGCTGTCAACACTTACCTCATAATCAAACTCATCTACCGGCATTGCCCTGAATCTTGATGGTTTCATAAATTTCACCGCCTTTACACCTGCTTGCCAATCTTTAATGCCAACGCACGTATTTTCTTTGCGTTGTCAATAATCAGTTGCTTTTGCGGCTGCGTTTCCCATCCCCGGCGCTCGCGTGGTATTGCTTGAAATTCTTTTATTTCTTTATTTCGCTGTTCAATTTCATCAAGCAAATAACGGATTATTTCAATCTCTTTTTCCATTTTGCTGTTCCTTTCTTTTCTTCAATTCTGCTTTTAATCTGTCCAACATCGGCGTAAGGTATGTTGTATCATCTATCCTCCACTCCCACGCTGGCCATTTATACGACATATCGACTTGCGGTATAAGCTCCATCACTTGGCAAAGCAGCTTGTATAGTTCCTGCTGTTTTTCACCTTTTTCGTCCTTCAAATCGCGCTGATAATCCTTAATGTGCCCTTGTAGGCGTGCGAAAAAGTCTATTGCATAACGCTTGTTGCGCTCTTGGTCAAGTTCCGTGACATACTGCTCTCGTTCAATCTCACGAATAAACTGCTTGATAAACTCCGTATGCAGTACATCAAGATTATCAAGTATTACATCGCCTACACCGTACATAGCCTGTGTTGTATGGCGCCCTACGCAGTACCTAAAAGCAGCCACCATCAGCCAATTAATACGGTCTTGTGGGCCTTTAATCATAACTTCGCTCATTTAATTACACTCCCCACAGCCAACGCAGCGCTTGCCACGTCCAAAAGCTGCCAATCTCGTAACATACGCCTGCAACAAAAGCCAGCGTGCCTACAATAGCAGCAATACTAAGTGCTATCTTAAAAGCTTCTTTCATCACAACCCCCACCTTTCGGCGATAAAATACGTTGCCATTGCCGACCATGTAATGCCTATAATCAAATCAACAACTCTAAATGTCGTTTGCCCGTAAAAGCAATACTCCAAAGTGCGCCAGTAAAAATCAATAAAAAGCATATTTACGCAAAATAAAATTATTTTATCCATTTTTATCCTTCTATTTACACAAAATTCAAAGGCGGTAGCGGCAACTCTTTGTCAATAGGTCGCCATAAATGCAAGCAGTTATTGTGAATGTTTACATAATCGCGTTCGCGTGGATGAATTTGTATAACAACTTCATCATCGTTAAAAAACAGCTTTTTGATATAACACATGTCGCTCCACGTTGGCGTGCCTTTTCCGGTACTTGGCGATACACTAACGTGTTCCCAGCCGCCTCCATTGCTGGCTATAATAAAGAACCATTTTGCGCCAATTTGTATTTCAAAAAAACCGTTGCCATGGTCCCCGTTACATCCATGAAGTTCAAGCTCTTTCTTTGTTAATCTGTAACGATTAAGCATATTAAGATTTCTCATTTTCGCCACCTCAGTTTTTGACCGCAGTATTTACAATACGGCGGTTCATTATAACATTCGACAATCCACACCCAGCAATTTGGGCAATGTACCCTGTGTGTATCTTTCCGATACGGATACTGCGCAATCTGCTTACGCAGCAACTTTATAGTCATTTTATCGTCTTTGACGCAAAGCCTCCAAAGATTTCCTAAAGGATTAAAGCCTATATTGGCTTTGTGCCTTTTTTTATCGTCCTCAAGGTGTTTAATTAGTTTCCTAATATACTTTTCTTCCGCAGCGCAGGCAAGGCAGCCTCGCATTCTTCATAGGTTTTAAATATAAGCCCAGCTTCTTTATAAGCGAAATCAACAACAGAATATGTCCAATTAGTACTGAACACATCTTTAAATTTGCAAGCCGGATAATAATACTCGTCACCACCTTCGGGTTGCCACGGCAGCCTTACAAGTTCATTTCTCCCTGTCAATAAACATTCCAGCGCAAAAGCTTCACTGCTCCTCCGTTTATCCGGGGCAAGCCACATCATACCTTTATTTGTAAGCACAAAAGTACCACTATACCCTGTAAGTTTAAATTCTTCTTCAAGCTCTACGCCTAATAATTTAGCTACGTCTTGCATATAGTTTTTAGCCATTCATGCTCACCTCTTTAACTGTTTCAATCGCAAATTCACGGCTGCCGTTAAGGCACGCCTCGCATTTTCTAACCGCTTCACCGGAAGGCCATCCATACAGGTCGCCTTTTTTTCTGTAAGTGTGTGTGTTTAGCCATGCCCCATAAAGCAAGCAAGCGTGCTTGCCGAAATTTTTTGAATGTGCCGGGCATTTTAAACAATTCCGTCCATTTGGTATTTTTATTTCAAGCGTTACCGTCCGCCCTCCGGCTATGCCATCATCAACATGTCTTTTAGCCATTCTCCCGCGCTCCTTTAACGAACATTGTCCAGCGTGTTTTGCGGCGCCTGCACCGAAACATTCAGCAGCACCAGTCCGGTGCTTTTACGCTCCAGCGCGGCCTCAATTTCCTTGCGCGTATCGCCAATCACGTAAGCATTCATCTCTTTTTCGCTGTACCGCCTGCAAAGGTCGTCATAAATCCGGCGCACCTGTGCATGTGCTGCGCCCCACATTTCCACACTGCAGGTTTTAAGATTTGTCATGCCGTATGTTTTAACCGCCAATGCTATAATCGGGTGACTAAAGTGCGGCGGCGCACTGCTTTGTACAGCAGCTTCAATCTCCGCCCATGCCTCCTGCCAGTCCGGCAGCCTGTTTGCTGCATTAACTTCCACGGCAATGCTTTTGGCGGCCGTTACAATCTCCGCCACGCTCGGCAGGAAAGTCTTTTCAAAAATCAGCTTTTTGACCGCTTTACTCAGCAACACAACCGGCATATCTTCCAGCATTTTGCGGTAAATAGCCAGCCTGTCTGCGTCGTCAGCCTTGCCAAAAGCGCCGAACAGCATTGCCAATATCTTTTTGCGTTTTTCGTCGTCGCTATTAAGCACCGTCATAAATCAATCACCTCGCCGCTGTCCAGTATCCGCTGCGCAGCTTCTGCCGCCCTCGCAACATCGTTTTTCTTTCCGCCGCCGCGCTTTCGCTTCTCCGGCGGTTTATCTTCCCACTCGTCGCCCTCGGCAATTCCTATTGCCACTTTGCGAATATAAGCGAAGTTCCGCTTGTTTCGCTCAACGGCTTTTTCACAGGCTTTCTTGAACGCGATAAGGCCGGTTGTACGCACAAGGTCTATCAGTTTATCTGCCAACAAGGGCGATAGCGGCCCGAAGTTGTCCTGCCAAAACATAAGTGCTTCTGCCACTGCTCCGCTCTTAAATCGGTTAACCTCGTCGCCGTCGTCGGTTTGCTCGCGCGCGGGTACTACACTACTACCACCACTACCTTTACCTGTGTTTACATCTGCGTTTACATCTGTAACACCAGTAGTATTTATATTATTATTACTATTACATTTGCCAATTTTGTCAGATGGAGCTTCCGAATTTGGTATATCCGATTTGACATTTTTGTCATTTGCAACCTGCTGATTTTGTAAACCAAGCAAAGCAAAAGCCTTGTCTGTCAGCGTATACCATAACGTGCGGTTGCGCGGGTCATTGTTATGATTGGCAACCATAATCAGCCCTTCGTCTTTTAATTTGCCCAGAGTATACCTTATCTGACGCTCGTTAAAATACGGAAACATCTCCACAAACGCCTTGACGCTGTTGTAAGTCCAGTAACGCCCATCAATATGGTTTTTGCCGTTTAAAGCATTCTTGTTTACCCAAAAGTAAATGTGCTTCAAGATGATTGCTTCGGCAATGCCATATTCTTTTGCTATTTTTATATCAAAGCTGTGTTCCATGGTAATGCTCCTTAATCCGCGCAAAAACATCTTCGGCGGTCAACCAACCAACAACATCGTTACCTTCGCCCGGCTTTAACAGCCCTCGTATTTCCAGCAGATTGGCTTGATTGCCGTGGCTGCCAAGGCCTTCAATTACGCTGCAAATTTCATCCGCTCTCGAAGGATATTTAATGCGCCGCATTCTGTAATATGGCGGCATGTTGCGCGGGTCGTCGTCACGCTCGAACGGTATGCCTGCGCATTTAAGCATATTCGCTAATTTTTCTATCTCTACAATCATTTTTACCGCCTGTAGTTATAGGGCGGCAGCTTGCCGCCCTGTTATTTATTTGCCCTCGATTTTAACAACGTGTACTTCTGCTTTAGCACCAATCGCTTTCAAAATTTCAGCCAGCATTTCGGGAATAGCTTTCTCTTTTGCGGCTTCATCATCGCAGCTTTCTTTCGGTTTTTCTTCCACGTGCTTTTCTTTCAGACATTCTTTTCCAAACAGTTCAATAGCAAGGCAAGCAATGTAGTCAAGGTGTATCATTGCCAAACCGCTGCCTACGGATGCGCCTTCCTTTAAATTTTTATCGGCCCATTTATTACAAGCTTTGTGTGCTGCTTCTATAAAATCATCGCGCGTTAAAGTTACTTTCTTTTCCATGCCCTTATGCCTCCATATTTTCGTTTTCAGCCGTTTTAATATCGTCTGCGGTAAATTCCCCTTCGTCGAACAGTTCGCCGGTCTGCTGGTCAACCTTGCGCCCATCCGGCAGGTTTTCAATGCCAGTTTCCGGTGCATTATCTTCTGCAACCTGCTCTGCGGCAGTGTCGATGGTCGGTGTGTCCTCGTCGTCAAATTCACCTTTGGCAATAGCTTCGGCCGCTTTAAGCGTTGCCGTGTCAGCAGTCTGATAATCAATAGACATAATGCCCCATTTGCCGATAAGTTTGCGCAGAATAGTTTTGCGCGCCATAGCGTCAAAATCATCACGCCAGCCTTTGCCCATGTACTTGCCTTTGCGGTTCTTTTCTTCGTGACGCTTAATTTCTTTAATCGTCATGTAAATGTACTTCTCCATGCCGTTCACAAGGCGGAAGAAGCCGCAGTAACCGATAATTTCTTTCTTCTCGCGTTCGTCGTCGTCCTCGATAAACTCGATATCAATATCTTCCGTAAGGCGATTGTAGTGCTTTAATTCACCTTCACGTACATCAACCACATTCAGCTTTTTATAAACGCCGGTGCGCATTGCCAGTTGGTACATGCCTTTATAGCCCATAATAAACTGCGCTTCCATGCGGTATGTGCCGTCCTGCTGCTTGTTTTTAAACGGTACGATGTAGGCATATCCTAAGCCGGGGTCAACCGGAAGGTCATAAGTCGCAGCGCGTAAACCTGCCTGTATAATCGTCATCGGAGCCTGCGCAAAAGCCAGTTTCATGTTATTGTCTGCATTTACAAGCGATACCAAGCTGCCTGTAAACTGCGCTGCGCGTTTTCCTAAAAGGTCTTTAATCCTGCCACGAATACCCTCGCTGTCCAGTAATTCATTCATTGCCAAAGCTACGCTTTTTTTCTGTGCAGCAGCCACAACCTCGCTGCCGTTATTCTTTTTAGCAGCTACAATGCCGCCGTTTTTTACGTTTGCCATGTTATTTTGCCTCCTTAATCGTAAATCTACGTGTTTTACCCGGTGCGCCTAAGTAATTTGCGTAAACGCCGGGATAATCTTCCTCGAATTTCTTTTTGTTAAAGCGCCCTGATGTGTTCACCGTCGCCCAGCTTACAACATACTTGCCGGCCGCTGCGTTTTCGTGGTCGCCCATCAGTGCTTTAATCTTGTTTTCGCATTCGGCCTGCTGCGCTTCCAGCGTTTTAATAGTCGCCTTTATTTCAAGCGCCTGCGCCATAAGTTCATCCGCGCCTTCGGCCGCAAGGTCTATAACCTCTTTGTCGCCGCCTTTAAAGCGTTTCAAAAGGCTTTCAGCGCAGTTCTTGCTGCCGTCAGCTTCCGGCATAACGCCGCCTTGTACATTGGTTTCCCAAAATGCTTTCGCAGCTTCACGCAGCGCAGTTATATCATCTTCGTTGCGGGCAACCTCTTTCCAAACAAAAGTGTTACCGCCAATCAAGCAGGCAATGTACCACTTTTCAGCGCCGGTAACACCCATATACCATTGGCACTGGCAATAATAAGCGTCGGGAATGTTGTCGCCTTCCCAAGCGTCTTTTGCATAAGCGTTGGTGGTCTTGCATTCCAGCCCGGCGTTTTCGCCAACCACTACACGGTCAACGTTGGCGAAAAAGTACGGTACTTCTTCATCTTGCAGCATACCGCGCTTTGTAACGCGCTTGCCGGTAAGTTCTGCGAAACGGTCTGCAACGCACTGTTCAAGCACCGTTCCCCAGTACACGAATTCATTGTTGCTTAAATCTTCCGGCTCAACTTCGCCGGTCTTTTCAAGCCACAGCTGGAACGGGCTTTTCCAGCGGTTCATACCAACAATCACAGCAGCTTCACTGCCGCCTATGCCTTTATTTCTCGCTTCCAGCCATTTATCATGTTCTGCCATTTCGGCAACCGTCATAACAAGTTTACCTTTCATTTTGGTGTTCTCCCTTCTTTAAGCCATACCGGCAACTTGCCGATATTTTCTAATCCAATATCCGACAACCTCTTTGCCAACGCTGTACTGCTCGGCTATTTCTTTTTGCGTTGCACCTGCTTCCCATTGCTCGTAGTACTCTTTACCACGTTTTAATGCTTGCTCTGCGCTTAAGCGCGTACGTGCAGCACATGCTGCTTTAGTGCTTTTCTTGCAAAAGTTGCGCCGTTTCTGCTCTTGCTTACGTTCAAAATAAGCAAGGTAACACTTCCGGCAACAAAAGAATTTATTATCATATTGCCAATGATATGTACTGCGGTTAGCAGGATAATGTATTTGATAATGTGTTCCGCATTCGGCACAATCAAAATCGGGGAAACACTTTTCAAGCGAATTATCGCTGCTGCGTGTTGCTTTTGCCATTTTGTTTTTCTCCCTTTTTGTGATATACTAAAAAGGTAAAAGTCTTATTCCATGGTCTTTTACCGTTGCCGTTGATGTACTGCGAATACATCAGCGGCTTTTTTCATTTTCAATCTGCCCTCCGCGTTCAACCAGCAATTCAATGACCAACTTGTCGCCTGGCTGCAAATACCTGGGCTTGCCGTTCTGCTCACTTGCGTAGTAAACAATTTCCCGCCAGTCGCGGTTATCACCATACTTTTCAGCAAGCCTTATGCAGATGTCGCTAAGTGTATCACCGGCGTACACCGTATACGGCACATAGATTTTTTCATGCTGTTCAGCTTGCGGTGGAAAAGCTATCATCACTGCAACAAGTATTGCTAAAAACGCTGCAACCATATACTTTTTCATATACTCACCTCC